TCGGCGTCCAAGCCGAGCGCCTTGTACGCGTCGCGGGAGGTGGTGGACATGTCCACCGCGCGGATGGAGAACTCCTTGAATGCGTCGCTGATGATGTCCGTGTCCCGGGCGCCGCCCTGGATGCCCTGCCGGAACAGGCCCAGCGCCTCAGTGGCGTCGATGCCCAGCTTGCGGAACTGGACCGAGTACTCCTGGAAGCTCTCCAGGAGATCCTCGGCGTTCGGGCCGAGCTTCTGCATGCCGACCGTGATGACGTCCAGCGCGGACTGCGCGTCCGGCGCGAGCCGGTTCTTCATCATGGCGGCGACGGCCTGCGTCTGCATCGACATGTCCGTGCCGAAGGTGTTCGCCACGTCCGCCATCTGTGAGGCGATGGACTGTAGTTGCTTGTTCGTCGCATCCGGCGGGGCCAGGCCAGCGTTGACGATCGACCGGATCACCTCGGCGCCCTGCTGGACGTCCTCGGTGATGCCCTTGGCGTACAGTTGGCCTGCAATCTTGCCGTAGCGTTCAGCGTCTTGGCTGGTTGCGCCGAGCTGGGCCTCAAGCTTCTTGGTGATGCCGGCCTGCTCCATCGCCTCGGCGATGCCCGCAACCAGCAGGGCGCCAGCCGCCGCTCCTGCGGCGGCGGCACCGAGCGTCAGCTTCTCCTTCAGGCTCCCGCCGGCGGCGTCTCCGGCGGCCTGGCCTGCGTCGTCCGCAGGCCCGACGAGCTGCTGCCGGATCTCGTTTCCGATGCCCCGCACAGACGGGATGATCTGGAGTGTTGCGTAGCCGACGGTGGGCATCGGGTACCCCCGTTCTCACGCGATGCGGCCCTCTCGGATGGCCTGCTCCCGTTCGCGCTTGCGGCGGCGGGCGTCCTCGATGCGGGCGACCCGTTCGGGACTGTTGGTCTTCTTCCGCTTCCGCTTGGTCTCCCACCAGCGCGGATACGGCTTCGGTTTCTTCGGCAGGTCGGACTTCTTGGTGGCGTTGGCGGCTTGGATGTGCCAGTCGACGTGCTGGAGCATGTCGAAGATGTCGGCCAGCAGGATCGACTCGGCGGTCGGTTCGGGGCGACCCTCATTGAGGGCGATCCGGGTGGCGGACTCCGGCGGGAGGCGGCGCACGTACACGCCCAGCTCCCGCCACGTCAGTCGCCTGTGGCCGCTGGCGTCCCGTATGAACAGGTCGCGCAGGCGGACCCCGTAGACAGCCCGCAGATCGGCTTCGACGGCCTCGCCGTGCTCCCTCAGGAGTCGGACGAGGCCTCCGATTCCCCCAGGCCGCAGTGCTTCTTGTAGGCCTCGAACAGTGCCTTCAGCTTCCATTGCGGCAGCGGGTGCTTGCGGAACTCCTCGTAGTCGTCGCCGAGGGCCGCCCGGAAGAGGGTGAGCATGGCGCCGACCTCGCCGCGGTCCGCGCCTTCCAGGAGCTTCCACACGTCCAGTTCCTCGACGTGGGCCAGCTCGAAGCGGCGTCCGCCGAAGTGGACGCGGAACGGGTGGAGCTCGGCCTCGGCTTGGACCGCGTCGAGGTTGAAGTCGAACGGCTGATCGTCGGCGGGACGGCTCTTGGTCGCGGTTCGGGTGGTCATCGGTGCTCGCTCTCTTTGCGCGGTTCGGGCTTGAGGATCTGGACGGCGTCGGCCATCAGCGTCATGCGGACGGTGCTGACGCCGTCGGGGTTCAGGCGGACGTCCATGGGCTCGTTGGCGACCAGCCAGGGGAACGGCTCGCCGTCGATGAGGATCGCGCCGCCCGGCTGGACGACGATCTCCTTGGCGAGCTGCGGCTCTGCCTCAGGTGGCTGCCGGTTGTCGGCGGCTGCGGCGAGGAGGGCGGCGACCACGCGGCTGCGCAGGTGCCGCGGCAGTTCCTCGCCCTGCTGGATCAGACCGAGGTCGACGGCCTTCGCCGTGACCTGCTCGTCGGTGTACCGGGCGTGCATCGCTCTCCTTGTCGCGGTTCGGCTGAGTGCCGGGGCGCGGCCGAACCGCGACGAACACCCGCGCCCCGGCAGCTCATCAGGCGGTGACGGTCACCGCGCTGGTGTCGGTCTGGCCGGAGTAGGACGCGGTCACGGTGGCCGTGCCCGGCGCGACTCCGGTCACGAACCCGGCGGAGACGGTGGCCACGGCCGTATCGGAGGACGACCAGGAGGCGTCCGCAGTGACGTCGACAGTGGTGGCGTCGTCGTAGGCGGCCGTAGCGGTCAGGGCGCCGATCGCGCCGTCGGCCACCGACAGGGTCGCCGGGGCCACGGTCAGGCCGGTCAGGACCGGGGTGGTCTGCCGGTCGAACAGCACCCCGGCGGCGGTGGGGAAGACGGTGACGGCGAACGTCATCGACTCCAGGTCGGTTTCGTTCTCGCCGTGGTCGCCGTCGAGTGTGACCTCCCCGTACAGGGCGGTGATCAGGCGGCGGACCTTGCCACCCTCGCGGGTCTCGAACGCGACCTTCACCCTCGCCGGACGCGGCACCACGATCTGTGTCGGGGTCGAGCCGGGCCACAGCAGGCTGTAGGTGGTGGCGTTGTCCTCCAGCGCCGTGAAGCTCTTGGTCAGCTTGAAGTGCGCGCGGGAGGTGCGGACCAGCATGCCGCCCCAGGCGTACTTGTCGTCGGTGTCCTCATCCCTGCTCTCGGGGAATCCCTCGTCCCCGTCGAGCAGGCCCACCAGGTCCCAAGCCGCTCCGAACGGCGCGTTGGCGTCGGCGGGCAGGGCCGCGTTGAGGTCGGACGAGACGTAGACGTCGGCGTCCGTCCAGAGATTTGCCTTCAGCGGATCACCGGCCACGGCGTCCTCCTCATGTCTCGAAGCAGGGTCAGGGGCGTCGCGGTTCGGCTATGCGGTTGTCAGTTCGGGATCGGCTGCGGCCTGACGTTGGCAGTCACCAGGAATGTCGACAGGTCGATGCTGGAGGCGTCGTCGACGGCGGGCAGCGGGCCGACCGCCGGCCGCACCCCGCGGATCACGGGTCCGGAGTGCACGATCAGCAGGCCCTGGCAGAGCATCGCCAGATCGTGCGCCTGGTCGGCGTCGGTATGCCAGACGGTGACGCGCAGCAGACACCGGGCGTTGGCCATCGACGGGTGCGGGGTGTTGCCGTCCAGCCGGACCAGCACATACGGCAACTCCGGGGTCTCCGGGGAGCGGTCGCCCGGCACCCGCGTGCCGACCTTTACCCCGGCTGCGTGAGGCTCCGGCCGCCCCGCCAGAGCCTCACGCAGCACCGCCGCCCCCGCGGACTGCACGTCGGGGAATAGCGTCAGGGGCTTACTCATCCGCCGCTTCCCTGCCACGGCCGCACCTCGGCGCCGGCCTCCTGTGCCGATCGGGTCAGGACCCCGTCACGGGCCTGCCAGCCCATGCCGCGTGCGTGCGCGATCGTCACCGACGCGGCGCCGCGGTCGGTGGTGTACTTGCGGATCTGGACCGGGGTGCCGGGGGGAAGCTTCGCCCGCGTGCGGGCGCGCACGTCCTCCGCGACGCCGTCGACCATCTCCCGTACCCCGTCGGACTTGAGCACCTCACGGATTCCGGCGGAGTCCAGTTCCAGCTTCTCCAGCACGTCGGCCTCCTCTCAGCCGGTGGCGCGCTGCATGGTGAACTCGATGTGGTGGACGCCGCCCTCCAGCGGGTCGGGCCAGCGGGCCACCTCGCCGATGACCTGCAGCGTCATGCCGTTCCACTCGATGCGGTCGCCCGAGCGGACGTCGGCGTCCGTGCCGGGCTCGGACAGCACCCGCCAGCCGGTGACCACCGCGGTGCGGTCCGGCTCGGTGTCCTCGGCCTGGGTGTTGGGCTGCACGCTGACGTGGTCCACCACGGCGCGGGTGACCGCTCCCGGCGACCAGTCCGGCACCTCGTTGCCGCCCCGGTCCACCTTGGTGCCGGGACGGATCACAGTCACCTGCTGGTGAAAGATCACGGCTGCTCACCCGCGTTCACCCGGTACTTCTTCACCATCGCCGACCACTGCGCGCTCACGCCGACCGCAGCCTGCGCGCCGAAGGTGGTGGTGATGCCCCCGGCCTGGACCGTCTGCACCCCGGCCTTAACCGCGTACAGCACCCGGGCCTGGTCGATGACGACTTCCTGAATGTCCTCCGGCACCGGGTCGTAGCCGTGGCTGTAGGTCACCCGCAGGCAGCGCAGCCGGTCCGGCCACACCGTCCCACCCAGCCGCCGCAGGAACCCGTCCGCCGACCAGGCGTAATCAGTGCCGTCAACCAGCGGCTCGCCGTCCAGCAGCACCTCGGACACCGCGGTCACAGGAGCGGCCGGCAGCAGGATCGACGACCGGCCACCGCCGTCCAGCACCATCACATCCCCGGCCACCGGCGTCACCGGGTGGCGGACCGCCCCGCGGAATCGGCTGGAGGCCGCGGCGAGGGCGGCCAGCAGCTTCGGATCCTCTGGCCCTACCGGCAGCCATGCGGCCAGGTCAGCCGGGTCGGCGAGGTAGTCAGTCGTCGCCACCGGAGGCGGCCTTGGTCCGGGACGTGCGCGCCTTGTTCGACGTGGTGCGGGACTTGTTCTCCGCCGTGCCGGCCTTCTCCTCCGTTGTGGAAGGTGCGGTCGGCTGCTCACCGTCGATCGGGGTGGCGTCGTAGCGTTCGGCGTCGGCCTCGTTGAGCTTCATCACGGTCTTCCTGCCGCCCGGCAGCGTGACCTCGTACCTTTTCAGCGGTCCGCTCACGGCGGCCACCTCCCATGTCTCGTCCACCGGCACGGACGCCGAGGGCGGGCCGCATGCGGCATGCGTTCCGCCGCAGATCGGGCACCGCCCTCGGACCGTCCGTGAGCTGATCAGGGTCACGCTGTCAGGTCGATCTCGACGAACGCGCTGGGCTGGATGACGCCGAACGCGGCGCGCATCTCGGCGAGGATCGCCACCAGGTTCCGCACGAAGAAGTCTGCGTGCGAGTCGGTGACGGTGATGGACGCCTGCTCGCGGTCCCACAGCATCGCCTTGCGGAAATCGCCGACGTAGCCGGTACCGGCGGGGACCGCCTCGGTCTGGATGACCGGCAGCCCCCACAGTGCCGTCGCGGTGCCGGCCGCGCCCGGGCCGCCGAAGTAGAAGTCGGCGTTCCCGTTGACGGACAGGTCGATGGACTCGACGTCGGCCGGGTTGAGCAGGTACGCGTTCGGCACGGAGCGGCCCACGGTGTAGACCTTGGTCTTGGCCTTGCGCAGGGTCCGCAGGCGCTGCATGTCCGCGCCGGTGCCGGTGGTGTCCCACGCCTGCGTCTGAATGCCGGAGACGTTGGCCAGGCCCTCGAAGTTCTCCCCGGTCCCGTCACCGGAGATCATCTGGTCTTCGAGTTCCTCCTCCAGGCCGTAGCGCAGGAAGGAGTCGATGAGGGTGCGGATCTGCGCCGCATCACTCAGCGCACGCTTGGTGATCGGGATCCAATGCGCGATCGTCCGCACCGGCGTGGTGACCTTCGCCACCGACAGCCCCGACTCCGGCTTGTAGCCGCCCCCGGCCGCCGGCACCAGCGCACCGGCCGTGCCCGGCGCCGTCGGGGCGTCCGCGGTCGTGGCCTCCGGCACCGGCGCGGCGTTGTTCGTCGTCGAGGTGACGCGCACGTACTCGATGGTGTCCGAGCCGGTGGTGCCGTTGGCGACCACGTCCCGCAGCCGCAGCGGGCGCTGGAACAGGTCCAGCCCCACCTGCAGGCCGCGGTAGTCGTTCTGCACGAACCCGCCGGCCGACGTGTCCGACGCGCCCGTAACCAGGCTCTTGTAGCTGGCGGGCATCGACTGCACGCGGGCCTTCGCGCCGAAACCGCCCCGCGGCGCGGTCGCCATCAGCCCCCGGTACGCCTCGCTCTTGACGAACGACTCGCCGAGGCTGCCGGCGGGAGGCGGCACGATCAGCCCGGAGGCGGTACGGCGCTCGCCGCCCTTCTCCTCGTTCAGGCCGATGCCCTCGCCGAGATCCTTCAGCGCCGAGCGCATCTCGCGGTCGGCCTTGGCCTTCTCCAGACCGGCCTTCGCCTCCTTGGCCTTGGCCATGTGCTCGGTGACCTGAGCCCGCTCATCGTCGGTGAAGTCGCGGTCCTCATCCTCCGCCTTCGTGGCGATGGCCTGAGCCTGCAGCAGGTGGTGCTTGAGCTGTTCCTTCAGCTCCTCGATCTTGTTCACGTCTCTCCTCAGTCCGTGAGCGAAAGGGCCTCGACCGTCAGCAGGTCGAGGTCGGTGCGCAGACGGAGCGAGGCGGTTCCGGTCTTGGCGGCGCCGCGGGGCGCTTCGCGGAGATCCGGCGTGGTCTCGTCCTCAGTGCTGCTCGATGGGGTCTCCCGGTCACCCTTGGCGGGCTGGGTGACCGCGGTCTGGGCGGAGGGCTGTTCGCCGTCGGCCGCCGCGGCTCCCGGCTGGCCGGGCTTCTCGGGCTTGCTGTTCTTCTCCGGCTCGGCGCTGGACAGCACCTCGCTGATCGCGTCGCGCGCCTCGACGAGGCGCTCGTAGTTCTTCTGGGACAGCACGCGTCCGGCCTTCACGCCGGACGCTACGTGGGCGGCCTTCGCCGCGATCAGCTCGGTCTCCTGGTTGGCGCCCACCAGCGTGGGCCCCACCTCGTGGATCCGCAGCTTGCGCAGCTCGTACACCTCGCGGCCGTCCCGCTCACCCCAGCCGCCGTCCTCGATGTCGTAGGCGAAGGAAAACTGGGTGACGCGGCGGCCCTTCAGCAGGCGGAAGACCTGCTGCGCCTTGGGATTGTCCATGTCCAGTTGGCCCGTGACCAGCAGGCCGCCGGCGGACTCGCGTGCCTCGACGACGTGCCCGATGTGGGAGAACGGGTCACCCCAGTCGTGTGACCAGATCACCGGGATCGGGTCGCCCGAGTCCTTCCAGCGCGCCAGGTCCTCGGTGAAGGCGCCCGGCATGACCACGTCCCCGACGCTGTCCTCGTTGCCGAACACGCTCACCAGGGCGGTGAACTCCCCGGCCCCCAGTCCATCGCTCTCGCCAGCCGCCTTCACCCGCGCAGGGGCATCCTTCGTCAGCACGTCAGTCTCCCCTCGCGTAGTCGAGCGTGCATTTGCAGTTCACGAGCTCCTCCAGCCGACCCGAGCCATCCCCCGGCCAGCGCAGGCCGTTGCTGAAGACGTCATCCAGGCCGACGGTCTCCCCGTTCTGGGCCCGGTGCGACGGCCTGGGGTTCGCGCCGCCGGTCCGCCAGATCTTCTTCACCAGCCCGCTGGCCTTGGCCGCGTCATGGCCGCCGAAAGAGCGGACCTCCGTCGCCGCGGTCGCCGCCCGGACCCCGGACGCCACCACCCACGCCTCGGCCGCGGACCGCAGAGCATCCCGCCAGCCATCGGCCCCGGCGCCCTGCGCGGCGGCGACCGCCTCCCGGCCAGCCTCCTCGTGCTGGGCGGCGTGCGTCTCCGCCGCCGCCAGAATCCAGGCGAGCATCACCTCGGCCGACCAGCCCTCGGCCTCCGGGTTCCAGGCGGACAGCACCTCCCACGCGCCGACCTGCGCTAGCCGGTAGCCGTGCTCGGCCAGCAGCGCCTCCAGTTGCGCCAGGCGCTCCTCCGACCCGGCCGCCCACAGCTCCAGCAGATCCGGTGCCCCGTCGGCCTTCGCGCCCGCGGACGCCAGCAGGCGATCCGCCTGCCGCTGCGTCCACCGCGTCAGCGTCTTGGCGAACGCCTTCTGCTCGCTGTCGAACTGCCCCAGATCAGAGGGCCTGGAGCTCTTCGCGAGCGCCAGGCCCCGCGCTTTTGGGGCCGCGTCCGCCGGATCTGGCGCCGTGTCCCGCGGGGACGCGAGGCCGCCCTCGGTGACGTTCAGCGGCGTGATCAGCGAATCGCCGCCCTCCACCTGCGGCAGATTGAACCGGGCGCGCTGCTCGTTGACCGTCATCCACGGCCGGCCCGTTGCCGTCGACGCCGCCGCGGCCTGCTCCTCGAAGGAGCCGCGCATCTTCTCGGCGATGTTGAACTCGACGTACACGTCCTGGCTGTCGGGCATGTCCGGCAGCAGTTGGGCGCCGATCTCCTGCTGGATCATCGTCAGCCACGGGCCGAGCGTGTCCTGGTACAGGATCTTGTGTTGTTCGGAGATGTTCGAGTAGGTGGCGTGGTCGAGGATCCCCACCAGCGGCGGCGGGATGTGGTACGCCGCGGCCACCTCCTCCCGCGTCAGTTTCCGCGACTCGATGTACTGCGCCTGCTGCGGGTTGATCGCGATCGGCGTGTACACCATGCCGTCCTCCAGGATCGGCGTACCGCCCTCCGCGCCGCCCCCCTGGGCGAACGTCCGCCACATCTCCGAGAAGCGGCGCTTCGCCTCCGGCGACCACGGCTCCGCGTCCGCCGGCCGGGACAGCACGCCCGTCATCCGCGCGCCCGACTTCCACATCTGCGCCCGCTGCCTGGTCGCCTCCTGCTCCTCCAGCAGCAGCGCCCGCAGCGCATCGATCGGCGACGAGCCCGACCGCAGATCCTCGGGCGTGTACCCGTGGAAATACACCACCTCGTCCACGCCGAACTCCCGGCCGCCAGCGGTCTCGAAGTAGTCCGGGGCGATCCAGTTGCCGTCCGCCGGGCGGATCAGCGTCGGCGGAACCGGCAGCAGCCGCCGCTGTCCGGCAACGGTCAGCTTGATCCAGTACCCCACGTCGTAGATCGCCAGGTCCGACACCAGACGCTCGATGAGCCGGTACGTCGTAAACCTCGGCAGCGGCCCGGCCAGCAGCAGCGCCAGCGGGTGATCCGTCAACCGCTGGCGGTCCACGTCCGACACCCGCCGGAACACATGCAGCCCTAGCTGGGCGATGTTCCGCGCCAGAAAGGAGACCACGGTGCGGACCTGTGGCTGCGCCCGCCAGATCGCCGCATACTCCCACGGGGCCGCCACGCTCGCCGGGACCGAGGCGTAAGTCGCCAGCGGGCTCGGGCCCGTCAACTGCATCTGTCCGCCCGACATCACGAACGCCATCAGCCACCGCCTGCCGGGAGCACCTGGGTGAACTCCACCCGGGCGCGCTCGATGACGACCTCGCCGTCCACCTTCTGCGGCTCCCGGCCGGCCTCCAGCAGCTCCGCATCCCGCAGCACCAGCAGCGGCCCGCGCTTTGCCCACAGCACCCCGGCGAACGCCTTGTCGGCCAGGTTCACCACCACGCGCCTGCGCACTGCGGTACGACGCCACGCGAACATGCCCACCCCCGTCAGACGATCATCATGTCGTCCTCGTCCTCATAGGCCGACCGCCGCTTCGGCGGGCGGGCCAGGATCTCCGACATCGCCGTCGCCAGTGCCGACACACCGTCGATCTTGTCTCCGGAGTTGGCCTTGTCCGGCTTCACGTTTCCCGCCGGGTCCATCGCGACCGCCAGGTTGTCCACACACCAGCGGGCCACCGGGTGCCCGCCGTGCCGCAGTGCCGGCGCCTCTGGCGTGCCCTGCAACACCAGCCGCTGCACCGCTTTCATCGCCGGGTTCATCGTCACGAACCCCTGCCGCACCTTGACCAGCGGCGCTCGCTCCGCAGTCAGCATCGTCGTCAGATGCGACGCGTTCCACGGGTCGTAGCCGATGGACTTGACCTTGAAGGCGTCTCGGTCCCGGCGGATCTGCTCGATGATGTAGTCGTAGTCCGCGACGTTCCCCGGCGTCGCCACCAGGAAGCCCTCGCGCACCCACCGCGATGCCGCCCCCGCGGTCCGCTTGTCCAGCGACCGGAGGTTCGCCTCCGGCGTCCAGAACCGCCAGATCGCATCCAGGGTGTCGTCCCGGTCGTTGGGGAACAGCCAGCACAGCGCACACAGGTCCGAGGTCGACGCAAGGTCCAGCCCTCCCCAGCACTCCCGGCCCTTCAGCGCCTGCTCGTCCACCAGGCCCGCGTTGTTGTCCCAGTCCTCCAGCCGAATGAACCGGGTGCTCTGCTTCGTGCGGATGCCCAGGTGGAGACGGAGGAACTTCGCCAGGTCTGCGGGGCTCTGCTGCGCCTCGGCCGCCGCACCCCGCAGGTACGCCGCCGACGGCGACACCCCGTACCCCGGGTTCGCCTTCCGCCACGTCTCCTCAGAGAACGGATCGTCCGACTCGTCCGCACCCCACACCACGCCGTAGGTGTCCGGGTCGTGCAGCGCCCTACGGGCCAGTTGCTCCACATACTGGCGACGCCGGTCGTAGATGGACTCCTGCTTGCCCTCATCCGCCGTCGTGATCGTCACCACAAGCGGCTGACGGCGCGAGCCCGTGCCCGTCTCGATCGTCTCCACCAGGTCCGGGGTCTTATGAACGTGGAGCTCGTCGATGATGCCGCCGTGGACGTTCGCCCCGTGCAAGGCCTCCGCCACCGAGGAGACCACCGTGAAGTACGAACCCGACGCCGGGTGCACGATCTTCTTCGTGAACGCCTTGACGTTGCCCTTCAGCGCCGGCGCCCGCTCCGCGATCGTGCGGATCGGGTCGAACGTGTAGCGGGCCTGCCGCTCGTTCGTCGCCGCCGCATACACCTGCGCGCCCGGCTCGCCGTCCGCCGCCATCAGGTACATGGCGATGCCACCGCTGAGGGTCGTCTTCCCGTTCCTCCTAGGAACGTCCACGTACAGCTTGCGGACGATCCGCACGTACCCCTCGGCCTCGTCGTCCCACCGCACCCAGCCGAAAACGGGGGCAATGATGTACGCCACCTGCCACGGGTCCGGGTCCAGCGGCTTCCCCGCCCACTTGCCCTGCGTGTGCCGCAGCAGGTGAAACGCTCGCAGCACCCGATCCACCCGCTCCGGATCGAACACCGCGCCCGACGCCTCCCCCGGCGACGGGGTCTGCACCTTCGGCGGGCAGTCCGGCAGCGGGATCCCGCGGGCCTCCAGATACCAGGCAACCTCCGGACTAATCCCCAGATCAGCCGGATCCGGAGCCCGCGAACGGGTTCGCTTCGTCGCCATCGTCGCCCCCGCCTCGCGCCAGGGCCTGCTCCGTCGACGGTGTCAGGCCGAAGTGGGCCGCCCACGCCCGCATCTCCCGGCCGGCGTTCCGGGCGATCGCCACACACGGGTGCGCCAGCTTGCCCTGCCGCGCGTTGATGACCAGGCCCTCCTCCTGCACCACGCGCGTCGCCGCCACGAACGTCGCCCACGCCTCGCAGTACGCGGCCAACGCAGCCCGGTCCTGCTCCTTCACCAGATCCAGCCGGGACAGCTCCGGGATCACCCGGCGCCACTCCGCCTTCGCCTCAGCGCTCAGCCACGTCGGCGGCTTCGGCGGCACTCGCTTGAACGCCGGCCCCGACTCGACCTTCCGCCCGCCCGAGTCCCGGCCCGGCGACCGGCCGGAGATCAACTTCAGCTTCGCGGGGGCAGCGGCCTTGGCCATGATGACCCCCTATCGGCGAGGTGAGCGTGTGCCTTCTGAGTTCACCGCGGCGCTGTCCGCAAGATCAGCGCCCGTGATTTCGACTCCCCTCCCCCCGTCGGCAAGGCTCTGACCTGCATAAACGCGCAATCCAGCCCCTCAGCAGGGCCTTGCTCACACAAAACCGCAGGTCAGAGCCCCACAAAGGGCGGAAGAGCCTGATCGACAGAATCAGAACGTCAGTCTGGAGCCACCAGGACGCGTCCGGTTGCGCCTGTCCTGTCCGCTCTTGATCTCGTGACAGTCCGTGCACAGTGACTGGACGTTCGCCGGATCCCACTTCGACCCGCCGTCGGACAGCGGACGGATGTGGTCCACCTCGGTGGCCATGCGTCCACACCAACGGCACTGCGGTTCGAGCCTCAGCCGCTCCGCTCTGAACGCGCGCCACTTGCGCGTGCTGCCCTTGCCCCACGCCTTGGACCGGTTGGCCCACGCCTTCCGCTTGTGCGCATCGCAGCGCCCCTCGGTGGTCAGCTCGTAGCACCCAGGCTCCCCGCACCGGGAGGGGGGAGAGGTCGGCACGGGGGCCTCCTCTCCCCGCAGGGGGCACCTTGCTACAGGGTGGCCCTACTCCTTGCTGACCCCGGTCGCCTCGCCGTTGACCATGGTGGCGAGGATGCGGGCCTGGGCTTCCTTCTTCGCCGGGACGGGGCACAGCATGACCTGATCGCCGTTCTCGATGGTGATGAACAACTGGTTCATGTCCTTCTTGATCAGCAGCGCGAACACCCCGGTAAGAAGGACACGAGTCGCTGTGACCCGCTTCCCTGCCTCCTCGCCTCGCTCGATGGTGATACGCGCCCCGTCGACGGGGACGGGCTCCTGGTTGGGCGCGCGGAACTTGCCTCCCATGACGGTGAGGCCGGCCGCTGCCGCCGCGGCGGTGATCTGCCGCATGCGCTTCGCTGCGGCCTTCTCCTCGTCGTTCTTCTTGCCGAACATGATCCCCCCCACGGGATGGCGCTGATGACCGGGCCATCCTGCACGACCTAGCGTCAGCGCGCGGGGCGTTCGCTCGAAGTAGGCCCGCCCCAGCGGGTGAATCCGCCGGGGTGGGAGCATGGGTGCCTGCTGCCCGGGCGCCCAGACCGGGCAACAGGCGGCGCCACCGCCGGGGGGACCGCGGGGCGCGCTGAGGGGAGGGTCAAGCGTCGTCGCTCGCCACGTCAGCGCGGGCCCGGGTGAGCGCGTAGTCGAGGAGCCCCATCAGTCGGTGGTACGGCACACCTCCGCCGATCGGGACCACCGTGGCGACCTGGGTGCTGGCTCCCTCGTGGTCGTAGCGCTGCCGGGAGGCGACAAGAACCCATTCGGTAAGGACGCCGTCACTGCCCTCCAGCCGGAGAACGTCCTCGATCGCCGCCTCCAGCCGCTGGTACGCGGCCTTGAGTTCCGCCGACGGCTCGGACACGACCGGCCCCCTTCCGGGTCAGGCGGGCTCGTAGGTCTGCTCGAAGATGTCCGGCTTGCAGAGGTAGTACTCACCCTGGACGCCTCGGATGATCCAGTCACCGACGGAGGCCGTCATGTCGCCTTCGAGGGTGTGGATGACGATGCCGTCGTGTAGGCCGCGACCGGGTCCGGGGAGCTTGGTCTCCTCGACCTTGCCGGTCTGCCCCATGAAGGCGGCGATTTCATCGCGGTTGGTGCCGTCGTAGCGGATGGCCTCGACCTCGACGGGCTTCTTGCGGTAGCGGCCCACAGCCGCCTCCTTCCGGGTCAGGCGGCTTTGCGGCCTTCGGGCAGCGGGGGCGGGTCGCCGAGAATGACCTCGTCGGTCCACTCGTCCACGATCTTCCGCGGGAGTTCGTCCAGGTCGTACCGCACGGCCTTGCCGCTGCCGTAGCGGGTGATGCGACCTTCCGACGCCCAGCGCCAGATCGTGCCGACCGGCCGGCCCGTGTAGTGGGCGGCTTCTGCCGCAGTGACGAGGATGGGAGGCATGCTCACCTCCCTGAATGACGAAGGGCCACCCGGTGTGGGGTGGCCCTGTCGACAAAAGTTCTAGTGGATCACAGCGTGCCTTCGGTGACCGGGAGCTGTCAAGCAAGGACGCGGCGAGTCGTCACAGCGCCCCGAGCACCGCCAGCAGCTTCCGTGTGCCGGCGGGCCCCCAGTCGGGGCAGACCACGGTGATCTGCTGGGCGCGCTCGATGGCCCGGCAGGCGTCGCGGTGGACGACGCCAGACCAGATGTTCCGCAGGTCCCGGACGGGGAGACGCCCACCGAACCAGGTGAAGTCCTGGCCGCCGACCATGGTGCAGGGCATCCGCTCGTCCTCGATGACGCGGCAGCCGTGGCGGGAGGCGGCGCGGCGGATGCGGTCGGCGACCGCGGGTTCGGCGAAGCCGCACACGGCGGCCCGCTGCTGCCAGCGCTCCCCGTTGTGGCCGCGACCGTCGCTGCCGGGCTGGGAGTTCCAGGTCAGGTAGCCGGCCCGGTTGGCGGCGGCGAGCTGCGGCATCAGCTCCCGGGTCTCCTCATCCGGGCCGCAGCCCGGGGTGTAGCCGGGCTGGGAGCCGATCCGGCCCTCCAGCCAGCAGGCGGTCAACTGGCCTAGGTCGGCGAGGGTGCGGGCCTCGGCCCACAGCTTGCGGTCGGGGCGGGGCATGCGCATGGTCTTCTCCTTCGGTGGTGGGTCAGGCGGCGTCGGCGGCGGCTTCGTCGAGGAGCCGGGCGGCCATGCGGCCGTCCCGGATCAAGCGGTCGTTGGCGGCGGGCACGGTCTCCACGTCGGGCCCGAACTCGCGGCGGATCGCGTCGAGCAGCACCCGGCACGCGTCGTCGGCCACTCCCCCGCCTTCGGCCTCGGCGCGGATCGCGCCGATGAGGCACACCCGGCCCTGCTCGTCGCGCAACCGCCCGCTGCACCAGCCGCCCTCGACCCGGCGCGCGGCCCGCCACAGGCAGACGGCCACCGGGGCGGTGTACGGGCAGGGAGGCGGCTCGGTGGCCGGCAGCTCAACCGGGAGCCGGATCACGTCGGCCAGGTCCAGCCCGGTGGTCTGGATCCGGGCGTCGACGGCGAGGGCGGCCAGAGCGAGGCGGTCGTCGAAGCCGAGCGGCTCGGCGGGGGTGCGGGTGCGGGTCGGAGGGGCGGTCAGGGCGGGCGCGAGCATGATCGGACTCCTTGGGGACGTTTCGGGTGATTTCGGGTGCTCAGCGGCATGGCGGTGCTGCTCCGCCGCAGGTCAGAACTGCTCAGCTCCTTGCTCAGGGGCTGCTCAGAGCAGATCCTGAGCAAGGCTTGAGCAGCCCCTTGAGCAGCTCTGACCTGCGGGGATTCATCGCCGAGCAGAGCTGAGCAGGGGGATGATCAGGGCATAACGGTCACAGGACGCGGGCCAGCACGTCCCGCTTGAAGCCCCGCGGGTTGGCCATCCCGTCCAGCGGGCCGAGCGTCACCGGCTTCCCGACACCGGCCTCGGCGAACAGTTCCTTCAGGCCGTCCGGCGTCAGGTCGCCGTAGGCGCCCGGGTCGTGCCCGGCGAGCGCGGCGACGAGAGTCTCGGTGCGCATCCGGTCCACCCCGGCCTTGTCCATCAGATCGACGGCATCGGCCACCACAGCCGTGGACAGTCGGTCCACCGCCCCGGCTGGCGGCTCGGCACCACACAGCTTCAAGAGCTGCTCCCACGTGAGGAGCTCCACAGGCGCCTCGCGCTTGAGGTTGCCCTCAGCGTCGAAGACGGGCTCGACGTACTCCGGCAGATCCACCTCGGCCATAGCGTTCAGGCTGTCCTGGTCGGGCTCGACCAGTCCGGCCTCGCGGCGCTCGGCAGCGAGCTTCTTCAACGTCGCGGACGACACCTCGTGAACGGCGTACTCGATCGGCTCATCGGCCATGCCGGGCACGCCCTGGATGTAGATGTGGCCGGCGTCCTTGGGGTCGGTGTCGGTAGCCGGGGACAGGCGGTGCGGCAGCCAGCCCTCATTGACGGCGCCGTCGCCGAACACGGCGCGGGTGTCGCCGACCTTGCAGGGCCCGACGGCCTTGAGGGCGATCATCTGGGCGATGTTCTCCCCCAGGTAGAGCTTGGTGCCGCCCTGGGAGGCGATCTCAACGTCGATGAGTTCCTTGCGCCCGACGAGCAGCAGGTCGAACGCCAGCTTCTTCGCCAGCTCGGATGCCTTCGGGAACTCATCGAAGAAGATCGTGACAGCCGGGTGCTCGGGGCTGGCCTTCCACTTCCTGCCCATGCCGAGCTTCTTGCGCAGCCGGGCGCGGGCCTTGGACATCACGAGGAAGAACAGCAGGACCGCCTCGATCTGCTCGTGGGTGCGGGCGGTGATCCGCACCGCGTCGTGGAGGTCTTCCAGACCGTCCCCGTGGGGGTCGAGGTCGATGGTGATGTTGTCGTAGCAGGCCGTGGTGCCTTCGGCGAGGGCCTGGAGGATGCCGGTCTTGCCACCACCGGACGCGGCGACGATCAGACCCATCACCCCGGCAAGGGAAACCTCCAGCGGATCGCCGCCGACGGAGGTGCCGATGCGGAACCGGTCGGTGATGGACATGGACTTCGGGGCCCGGTAGGGCAGGCTGGGCGCGGAGGCGAACGGGTCGCCAGAGACGAGCCGCAGCACCGCGCAGGCACGCCGCTCGACCATGGGCTGCGGCCGGACGCCGTTCTGCGGCAGGTCGAAGCGGGTCTCCAGATCGCCCGCAACCTTGATGATGGCCTCGGGGGTGCCTTCGGAGACACGGACAACGCACTGCCAGCCCCACGGGTGCTGCACGACGTCGCTGACATCGGCGACGGGCACGCCTTCGGCGAGGAGGGCCAGCAGCACGCACATGGCGGCCTGCTCGGGGGTCTGGGCGTGGGCGATGGGGAACGGCTTGGCGCCTTCGGGGAGCTGATCGACGGTCATGACGCCGGAGCGCGGGGCAGCAGAGCCTTCGGGGAGGGGCTGCGGCATGAAGGACGGCCCGGCCCCGGCCTGGTTGTGGTCGCGGCCGTGCCAGACGCCGACGGTGTAGTAGGCGGCGGCGAGGAGGAGGTCGATCCACAGGCTGCCGGTGACGGCGGCGACACCGGTGCCGACAGCGACCGGGGCGCCCCAGGCAGCGGTCAAGCCGGCGTGGATGAGGCGGTGGCGCCGGTACTCCTCGCGGCGGGCGGTGAGGATCGCCCGCTGCTTCGACTCCTCGTTCACGTCGCCGGCGGCGGCCTTGAGGGCGGTCTTGGCGGAGCGGATCATCTGCGGGTAGTCGTCGCGGTGGGCGTCGAGCCAGCGGCGGCCGAGGCGGGCGTAGCCGCGGGCGGCGTGCGGGAGGCGGGCGCGGCGGGCGACGGTGGCGGCGCGCTCGGCGAGGACCCGGCTGGAGTGGATCCAGGAGGGGGCGGTGTCGTGCTTCTCGACGACCGCCCCCACGGCCGGCTCGGGGGCGTCCTTCACGAGGGTCAGGACCGGGCGCTGCTCGCCGGTCTCCGGGGTGTAGGGGGCGGTGGTCATGGTGGTGTCTCCGGATCAGTGGTGGTGGCCGTTGACGGCCATGTGCTGGCGGGCGGTGTCGGCGGCGGCGGCCTTCGCGAGGGGGTGGAAGGGGACGCTGTCGTTCTTGGTGCGGCGGTGCGGCGGGGGCTGCCTGCGGGCCGCCTTCTTGGGGGTCTTCTCGGGCTTGCTGGAGGAGGGGGGGAGATCGGTAACGACCTGCGGCTTCTTGATCCTCGGAGCGGCCTTCCCGGGAGGCGTCGGCAGCACGAACCCGGACGCCCTCAGACGCGTCTGGATACGCTCGCGGATCTCGTCCTCGGTGGGCTGCGTACCGGTCTTCGCGGCCTCCAGGGCGATGGCTGACTCGGCGGCCTGGGCGTACAGCTCGGGCGTCATGCCCGGCATGCGGGTGCCGTACTTGATCTCCCAGGCGGTGGCGAACGCCTCCTCGTAGGAGAGGGTTCCGTAGGGGGCGGCGGACACGAGCCGGTCGGCGAGCTTCACGGCCGCGCGGTGCTGACGCCGCCGCTTCCGCTCGTGCTTGGCACGCTTCTTCTCCTCGGCGCGCTTGCGGGGGTCGCCGGTCGCGGCGGACAAGGTCATGACCCACTGCCGCACCTCGAAGAAGAGGGGCCCGAGCATGCTGACGGCTGCGAGGCCCCAGCCGACGAGCGCGCTCTCCTCGGCGCCGTGGATGTAGTTGATGCGGGCTTCGAACGCTGCGGCGGCGACGCAGAAGGCCCGCAGCAGCCACCGCACCCAGGCGGGGAGCTTCTTCTCATCCGCGTAGGCAACGCCGGCGGCCATCACCCAGGCGGCACCCGTCAGGGCGAACGGCACCGGCAGCAGCATCAGCGACTTGTCGACGAAGTAGGCGATCTGCGCGGGCAGGGCCGCGGCGGCGGACGCGGCGACCAGGGCGAGGGTGCCCTTGCGGTAGACGTTGGCGGGGGTGAGGGCCTTCTCCCGGCGGGCGGCACGGGCGGCCTTGCGCTGGGCCCGCTCACGACGCTGCTGCGCCTTCTCGGCCCGCTTCTCTTCACGGGCGGCACGCCGCTCCTCGCGGGCCAGTTCGGCGCGGTGCCTCTCGTCCAGGCGGCGCTGCTCGGCCTCGGCGACCTTGTCGGCACGCCGCTCCTCGTACCAGTTGCTCATCGGTTCTCAGTCCCTTCAGGCGCGGGGGATCAGGTCAAGGCGGATAAGGCCGGGGGAGTCTCCGTGCTGGTCGGCAGCGAGTTGGCTGACCATGTAGGCGCAGATGTCGTCGTGCGTGGTGGGCCTGTCGAGGGCGATCTCGAACCGGCGGGTCGGGTGCACCTCGTTGGCGTTACCGAGAGTGATGTCGCAGATGTAGGTGCCGGGCTCGTAGATTCGGTCGGTAGAGGCGGTGCTCATCGGGGGTCAGTCCTTCCGGGAGGTCAGGTCGCGGATCAGGCGGGGGTGAGGGTGAAGCTGGTGATCGCTACGGTCTGACCAGCCAGGTCGGGGCAGTTCTTGCGCACGAGAGCGTCGCGGAGGACGGCGTGTTCGACCCGCTCCTTCAGGTCGAACTGACCCCAGACGCGGCGCGTGCGCGTCGTCTCATAGCCAGCCGTGGCCCGGAGCCGGGGCGGGGTGTGGTCGGGGATGTAGACGCTCGGGAAGCTGACGGTGAGGTCGTAGTCGTAGCGGCCGGGCTCGACGGTCTCGGTGCTGGGCATGGCGTTCGATGTCCTCTCGGGGTCAGGTGGTGGTGTGGTGGCGGTCGCGGGGCGGGGTGCTGGTGCGGGTGATGCGCTGCTCGTCGAGCCAGCCGTCAGCAGCGACGGCGACGACGACGAGTCCGGCGATGGCCAGGCGGATGCCGAGGTCGGGCATCAGGCCGACGAACCAGGCCAGGCCGGCGACCAGCAGCGCCAGGCGGGCCCGCGTCAGGCCGATGAGGAGTCCGATGGAGGTCACGACGGCTCCTCGATGCAGTAGCCGAGGATCCGCATGGCGGTGTGCTGGCTGTAGTCGCCGGACCGGGCGCACAGGTCGTCGGCGGGCTTCTGGTTGCCGGCGTTGAGCTGCTCGGCGGCCGAGCGGATCTCGGCCTCGGTCGGGATGTAGCCCTGCAGCTTGGGCTTGCGGCTGAACAGGCCCATGAGGGCCCCCTTTCGGGTCGATGCGGGTGGGGTGGTGCTGGCGGTTCTCCGCGGGGCCCGGATCGGGCCGGGCCCCACAGGCAGCCGTCAGGCGCCTCGGCAGCGCTTGCCGGCACAGATCCACTTCTTGAAGCCGAGGAGCGTCCGCTCCTTCTTCAGCGGCCCCTCCGAGCCGCAGATCCAGCAGCGCTTCTCGTCCTTCTTGGCCATCTCGGGCTCCTCTCTGGTGGGTGGTCAGCGGTGGCGGAGGCGGTGGACGCGCTCGTAGTTGCCGTCGGCGGCGGCGACCCGGCGGCCGTACTCGGTGATCTCCTCGTCGCGGCGGGCGCCGCCGGAGCGGGTCAGGGCGGCGAGGGTGCCGGTCCGGAACACCTCGGCGGCGTCGCGGTCGCCGTTCTCGATGGCCTCACGGATGTTGCGGGTGATGGTGCGGTGACCCTTGGCCTCGGCCGCCAGGTCACGGATGCGGTCCAGCACGGCGGTCTCCTCTCGGTCAGCGGGTCAGGAAGGCGTAGGGATTGCGGCCACTGGCGCGCTTCAGGAAGTCCTTGAGGGGGTTCAGGACGTAGCCCATGCCGTCGGAGCGCAGCTCATCGACAGCGGCACGCATCTCGGCCTCGCTGTACTGGCCGGCGTTCAGCAGCCGCTCGTAGGCCATGTCCCGGGGGTATCCCGCCTGCTCGTCGTGGACGGCGAGCAGACCCTGAATCAGCTTGTTGACGCGGGCGTTAGGCATGTGAGGTGTCCTCTCATCTCGGTGGTGGTCCGGGCGGGCTGCCCGGCTCCCTGCGACCCCGCCCGGACGGCACACGGCCGGGCGAGGGAGGCAGCCGTCAGCGGCGGACGAGCTCGCGGGCGGTGTCGCGGTCGCCGACGAGGCGGGCGACCTGGTCCTCCAGCGCTTTGAGTGCCTTGTCGTGCCGGCGGCGGCGCTTCCGGTCCGGCTCGTCGGCGTCGATGTCTCCGGCCAGGTAGTCGGCGAGGGTCTGGTGCTTCGGCTTCTCCGTCAGCGGCCCGTGTCGCAGCCACGCCCCCGCGGCGCTGACGGCACCGCACATCGGGTCGCCGGTGGCCCGGCTCCGCCGGGTGAACACCCACGGCACCGCGAGCTTCCGGTCGCCGGTGGGGAGCCGGAACGTCTCCACCGAGTAGTAGATGCGGCCCAATTGCACGGAGCGGGAGAACTTCGCGGCCTCCCGCTGGGCCCCGTGACGGGCACGGGCAGTGGTCAGCACGTCGTCGACGCGGTCGATGAACCCCATCAGTCGCGCTCCTCACCGTTGAGGAGGGCGGCGGCGAACCGGTCGCGGTCCTGCTGGGTGCCGTACACCAGGGCGGTGGCGATCTCCTCGGCCGCCGTCTCGTGGTCGCCCTGGCGGGTCGCGGTGTCGGCCCGCTCGAAAGCGGCCTGGACACCCGGCGAGTAGCCGGAGTAGTCGCGGTCCATGTGATGTCCTCTCAGTGGTCGTCTCGGTGGGCGGTCCGGGGCTGTCCCGGCTCCCCGCCCCCGCCCGGTCACGACGGGCAGGGACAGGCAGCCGTCAGGCCGCGGGCCCGTACTCGCGGGCGAACGCAGCGGCCTCGGCCAGCAGGCCGCGGACCTCCTCGAACGTCCGGCCGCGCCTCTCCGACCACGAGCCCGGGTCGGCGTGGGTCGCGCCGGTCCGCATCCGCAGCACGCTCTCCATGCACCGCTTGGCCGCGAGCCGTGAGTCGTCGTCGCCGTCCTCAGCGGGCACCAGGAGCATCGCCTCGTCCACGGTCAGCGGGCCGCGCACGGGCCCGTACAGGAAGCGGACCAGGCTCTTGATCACGTCGCGCAGCCCGGCCGACTCGTCGAGCTCGGGCTCGGCGCTGGTCCGGGTCCAGCCGCGCTTGTCCAGCAGCGCCAGGACGGACTCCAGGTGGTGGGCGGCGTCGGCGCCGGTCACGATCTCGCCGGACAGGCCGCGCCAGTGCATCTCGGCGGCGACATCCTCGGCCGTCGGCCGGGTCAGGGTCTCGATGGTCATCAGGTGTCCTCTCGAATCGGGTGGTGGTCCGGGGCTGTCCCGGCTCCCCACGGCCCCGGGGGCAGGCCCGGGACCGCAGGCAGCCGTCAGGCGGCGGGGGTCAGTGCTTGACCGGGCAGCGGGTGCGGGAGTCGTCGACCCAGGTGCCGCAGATCCAGCAGAACCAGCGGCAGGCGACGAGCCGCCCCAGCCGGGCGCTCACCGCGGCACCCCCTCGGGCTGGGCGGTGTTCGCGGCGGCGGTGCCATAGGCGTCCCGGGCGGCGTCCTGCCACAGCGGCAGGCTGTACGGCTCCGGGCCGGCGGCCAGCTCCACGATCCGGGCGACGAGGTTGTCGCCCCGGGCCTGCTCCTCGCAGGCCAGCGCCTCACACGGCCCGCTCACGCCGCGACCCGCTCGGTGCCGTCGGTGCACAGTTCGACCGCGAGGTCCTCGCCCGGGTAGGCGGCGTCGTACCGGGTGGCCTCCGCGATCGCCGCCGTCAGGCCGTCCTCGTCGCCGACCGCGAACGCCGCGTAGTAGCGGGTCACGATCCGGGCCCGCTCCTCGTCCTGCGCGTAGGCCATGTCGATCTCGGCCTGGGTCACGGAGGTCAGCGCCCGCCGGCGGGACGCCAGGTCGGAGACGGTGACGAGATCGGCGTCAAACAGATCGATGGACATGTGGGTTCCTTTCGGGATCAATGGGGCGGTGGAGGGGTGCGAGGGGCCGCGCCCGCGAGGCCGCAGGGGAGGACAAACCCCGCGGACGCGGCAGTCAGGGGAAGATCAGGGAGGGGGTCAGGCCCGCGGCGAGGGCAGGCCGACCAGCATCCGGGCCATGGCGCGGATGCTGGCCGCGTGCGCGACGAGCTGGTCGGCGAACGCCAGGGCGGCACCGGACGCCAGCTCAGCGGAAGCGCCGTCGCCGGGGGCGTCGAGCATCAGGAACGGCCGGCCGCCGTGCCACTGGGCGATCTCCGCCGCCAGCACCTCGCAGAACCCGGTGGACGACTCGGGCGCGGTTAGGGTCTCCATCCGCCCCCGGTGCAGCACGTCCGACAGGAAGGCGTAGCGCTGGGTGTGCGGCTCCATGCACCAGACGGGGCACGGGATCTCGACCTCGACGCCGGCTACGGACACACGGACCGGGCGGGCAACGAGGGAGAAAGCGATCGGGGCGTCGGAGTCGACGCTGAACGCGGGGCGCTCGGGCGCACCGCTAGACTGCGGCTTAGCCATCAGGGGGACCTTTCGGAGAGATCCTGGTGGTCAGGGCCGGCCGACGAGGTAGGAGTCGTCGAGTCCGGCCCGATTCAGTTGTGCAGCAGCCCCCGCGGACAAAGTCCGGTAGGAGTGGGAGCCGCCTTTCAAGCTCTGATTTGAACCTAGCCCCTCGCTTCCGGGAGTGTCAAGACGGAGCTTGAAAGTCATGTCGCGCGCCCCTACCCTCAGGGCATGACCAGCCTCCTCGACACCGCAGCCGCCGCGACCGCACCCCTCGACAGCGCCCTCGGCGACATCGACGAACCCGTCGAGCGGTACGAGGCGATCCGCGAGCTGGAGGATCACTTCGAGCGCTTCATCAAGGGGCAACTCCAGAAAACCGCCCTCTGGATGAAGCACGAGCGCGGCATGACCTGGCGAGAGATCGGCGAAGTCATGGGCGGGGTCACGGCCCAGAGAGCTGAGCAGATCTCCCGCGGCGTATGAAGGGGAGTGCGCCATGCCTCCGAGTCAACGCCCGGCTGCGCCGTGTCACCATGAGCGGCCGGTGCAGTGCCAGCGCACCGGCAGTGCAGCCGTAGTGCAGTAGGCCGACGACCACCCCCGGGAGGGGCCACAGTGGACATTGTCGACACGTGGACCGGGCGGACCGCCTGCGCGCTCCAGGCCGCGCTGCGGATGACGAACGAGGCATTCGCCGCCCACCTCGGGGTCGCGGTCCGGACGGTCGCCGGCTGGCACGCGCAGCCCGACATCGTCCCCCGGCAGGAGATCCAGCAGGCACTCGACACGGCACACGAGAGGGCGGGTGAGGCGGTGCGGCGGAGGTTCAGCGTCCTCGCCCGGCCGGCAGGCGCGGGCCAGCCGCAGGCGCTGCGGGTCGCCATAGCCGTCGTCGTGAAGGGCGAGGAAGTCCTCCTCGTCTGCCGCCGCGGGGACGGGCATCTCACGTGGCAGTTCCCGGCGGGGATCGTGAAGCCCGGCGCCGCGCCGGAGGCGGTCGCCGCGCAGGAGACCCACGCCGAGACCGGCGTGCACTGCGCGATCCGCGAACACCTCGGAAGCCGCATCCACCCCTCAACTGGCGCTCTGTGCGACTACTACCTCGCCGACCACCTGGCGGGCGAGCCCAGCAACCGAGACCCGATCGAGAACATGGACGTCGCCTGGGTGCCCATCCGGGCGCTCTCCCGCTTCATCCCAGCTGACCGCATCTACCCGCCCGTCACCGCCGCACTGGAGGCCGCATGACCGACACCACCACCGACCAGCCCGGGATCTCCGCCGCCATCGTCGTCCAGGACGGACGAGTCCTCATGGTCCGCCGCCGCATCAAGGAAGGCGAATTGATGTGGCAGTTCCCCGCCGGCGGCATCGAGGACGGCGAGACACCCGAGCAGGCCGCGGTGCGGGAGACCCAGGAGGAGACCGGCCTGACGGTGGAGGCGGTCAAGCTCCTCGGCGACCGGGTCCACCCGAAGACAGGCCGGCAGATGTTCTACACCGCCTGCACCGCCGTCTCCGGCGAGGCTCACGTCGCCGACGCCGACGAGCTCGACGCGGTCGCCTGGGTCGCCCACGGCGAGATCGCCGACTACGTGCCCTACGGCCTGTTCGAACCCGTGCAGGAGTACCTCGACGGCGAACTGGCCCGCTGAGCAGACGCGACGAAGCCCCCGTCCGGGACCACCCGGGCGGGGGCTTCGTCATGTCAGCGGGTCCGCTTGGACAAGCTGATGGATTTGTCGATCTCCCTCAGGCCGTTCATGAGGATGCCGGTCGCTTCTTCCGTCCATCCTCCGATGCTCGCTAGGCGGGCTTCGATCCGGTCGAGACGTTCGGCGAGGGCGAGGAGGGCGTGCGTCTGGGCGGCTCCTGCGGTCACGGGATCGCCGTTCCGGATGGCCTCCTTTGCAAGCTCGCTGGCGAGCGTGTAGTTGCTGGCTTCCACGGTTCCCCTTTCCGTGTCTGGCTGCCGGTCGGGGATGACGGTGCCGGGCTGTGGGCCGGCGGGCAATGGGGCGTTTTCGACCCTTCCGATGCGAGACACAAACACCGATCGAAATCGGCCACTTTTGAGAGCGTTATTCACTGGCATACGGCAGCTTCCGCCGTGTCTCCGTGGCGCACACAGGGGTGTGTACGCCAGTGCAAGCGGGCTGGTCAGGGAATCTCGCTCAGGCAAACTGGCAGGTCAAGTACCCTGATTGAGCTTGCTCACGGGCTGTTTTGTCTCAAGTCGATGGTGGCGCATCCTGCCCTCTAGCGGTCCGTGGCCGGAACGGATCCGTTGTAGCGTCCTGATCGTCGCTGTCACCCAGACAGCACAACGGCCGGGCGTGCCACCGCCCGGCCGTCGCAAGTCCCAGCGGGCCCTACCCCGCTGGTCAAACGAGTCCCAGCTAGAGAGAGGACTGTTGTGAGTCCCATCGTATCCACAGGTGGTGGCAAGCTTTCCCGGAGGAAAGTTTGCCACCACGGTGAGCCCTCCACCGGATCGTCCCGGTCGCGCCTGGCTGCTGCCGGGGTGATCGCGGTCGCCTCGCTGGTCCCGGTCTTCATGCCGGCGTTGGAGGTCCGGCCGCAGCCGGAGGTGAACGTCCAGGTGCACCAGGTGTGCACGGCGGAGGGCAACGCCGTCTGCCGGTTCGAGCGCTAGCGGTATGACGACGGCCCCCGCCCAGAACGGGCGGGGGCCGTCGTCGTGTGCTCAGCCGAGGTAGTCGATCTGCAGCACGGTGACGGTCTTCGAGGTGTGGCCGACCAGGAGAAGCGCGGTGACATCCTCCGTGACGATTCTGCGTATGACCTCGTTCTCGACCTCTCCGTAGGGCCGAGTGGTACCGATGGGGTCCTCGCAGGCATCAGCGAGGGCCAGCGTGAGCTGCTCGCTGGCGCGCTGCGGAAGGGCGTCGTAGACAGCCTCCGCGGCCGGGTCGTACTTCAGTCTGTAGGTCACGTCCGCTTCCTTGCGTCCCGTTCCACCCGGTCTTTCAGCCGGTTTCCTGCTGTCCCCTCGACACCCTGAGGCAACAGCGTAGCCGCTCCGGGACGCTGCGTGACCTGCTTGTCTGATTAGGCCGCTCCATGTGCGCGGATGCTCACGGCTTCGCGCTGGACGCGGTCGGTGGCGTCGATCCACTCGCCGGGCGGCTCCTCGCCGCGGGCCTCGTACTCGGCCAGCTCACGGCCGCGCTCGACAGCGGCGAGGGTGTTCTTCGCGATGCGTTCCCACTTGGCGAAGACCGTCAGCAGCTCGTGGGCCGGCGCGCGGTTGATCTCGGACAGGAAGCGCTGGGCTAGGTCCGGGCTTCCGAGGGCCTCGCGGATGGTCTCGATCGTCCACTGCTGCTCGCCGCTCATAGCCTCAGTCCCAAGATCGCTCGCCCCGTGGTGATATCGGGTTCGAGGGTAGCGGGAAAGTTGCGGGTTGAGTTGTGGAGTAGTCAACATCTCCCACCCGTACAAGCGTCTTGCTGTACGCCGTCCGGGCCCGTACACCACACGCCTGTACGCCTCACGTCCCCGGCAGGGTGTCCTGCTCGATGTCCCACCGGCCGCGCCGCGGCGCCGTCCGGAGCGCGAGCTTCTCCCGGCAGTCCTCCCCGAGGCCCCACCGTCGGGCGCGGGGGTCGCGCAACGGCCGGCCGCACATCCGGCAGACGACGCGCGGGCGCCCCTCACCCGGGCCGGGGGCACCGGGGAGGGGCGCATCGTCGGGGGGCGGCATGCGGTCAGGATGTCAGGCCGGGCGGGCGGGATGTCCGTTCGATCGCCGCGCATTCCAGCGCGTCGGCTTCCTGGTCGATGGCCGCGGCGGCGGTCTCCAGGTCGCATTCGGGGTCGCCGGCGAGGTTCCGCCACGAGTCGGCGACGGCCCGCAGGTAGGCGACGACCGCGTCGCACGGCATGTACGGCTGCCCGTCGCTGGCGGTCACGATCGGCAGCCGGGTCACCGCCGGGGAGACGTGCTCGCCGTCCTCGGGATCGGTCATGCCGCCCTCCGGTCGGCTATGGGCCGCAGGGCCCGGAGTTCGGTGAACCCGTACTGCCGGCCGCACGAGCAGCGCTTGCCGGGGGTGGAGAGGGTGACGGACAGCGGCCCGCCGCAGTCGGCGCAGGCGAGGGTGACGCGCCGCTCGGGCCGCTCGCCGGTGATCTGCCCGCGGCAGGCGGCGGTGATCTGCCGGACCTCGGCGTAGAACTCTTCGAACGCCGGGTGGCTGCTAGCCGCCCAGGGGAGGTTGTTGCGGAGCGCGGCCACGGTCTGGTCGCACTGCTCCTGCAGCCCGCCCGTCCACCGGGGGTGGGTGAAGCCCAGGTGGTCGTGCCAGTCGGCCTGCCAGGTCTGCAGGATGGTGACGACGCCGCCGCGGGCGGAGAGCGACAGCGGCTCCAGGCGGGCGGGGATGGGGGCGGTGCGGGAGCCGGACACGGCCGGCCCGCCCGAGCCGCGGCCGGGGACGAGGGCGCCGCGCAGGCGGGCGTACAGCCCGTCCGGGCCCGGGAGCGCGGCGAGGTTGGCGTCGGCCCGCTGCTGGCAGCGCAGGCACGCCTGACGCCCCAGCTCGTCGGCGAACAGCAGGCTGCCGCAGCAGGTGCAGCGGGGGGCGGTGTCGACGGCGGTGTCCATGGTGGCTCCTCCGAATGGTGCGGGCGGTACGGGGTGTGCGGGTGGTGCGGTCAGGGCTTCCAGTTGGGGCCGCGGAGGGCGGGCGGAACGTCGGTCATGGGAGTGCCGGGGTCAAATGCTCGGGCCATGCCAGCGGAGCCTCCCGGGCGGGGGCTGGGCGGTTCGGGCTCGGGCCTGTCGAGACCGGCGAGGATCTCGTCGGTGAGGCCGTAGCCCTCGGCAAGGGCGAGCAGCGTGGGGCAGTCGTTGATGTGCTCAACTGCGGGGTCTTCGAGTTGGCCGCGGCTTCCGCAGCCTTCACAGGCGGAGGACTGCCAAGCGCCGCCATAAGGCGCGTGGTGTTCGAGAATCTTGCGATCGGCTGTGCAGCGGCGGAGGACGGCTGCCGGGTTGTGGTGAGCGATGTGGACGGCGTCGCTGGTGCAGGCATCAGTGATGTACGCAGCGGCGAAGACAGGTTCGTTGGTTTCGTGGACTTCAAGGACGCCGGGTTCGTCGGTCCGAGAAGGGACCGTCTTCCAGGGGCCCTCGGTGGCGAGTCGGGCGATGGCTTCGGTCCGAGTGATCTGCTGCTCGATCCAGCCACGGAGGTCAGTCATGGGTAACTCCTGACGTGGTACAGGGCCCGGCCGGTGGGGGCGGCCGGGCAGGGATCAGTGCTGGGGGTCGTTGAGGGCGCGGATCGTGTCGCAGGGCCAGAACATCCCGCAGTCGTTGCAGGTGTTGGTGCGGCGGCCGTGGGTGTGGAGGGCGCGGACGCGGTCGAGCCTGTCGCTGAGGGCGCGGGCTCCAGCGGCGTACTCATCGACCATGAGGCCAAGCCGCTTCACCTCGGCGAGGAGGTCGGCCTGCTCGGCGTCGGCCACGGCCATCACGGCGTCGGTGCGGGAGGAGTGCAGCTTGAGTGCGAGGTCGCGCTCGTACTTGCTCATGTCCTGCCAGTTGAGGCCGTCGGCGCGGGTGAGCGCGCGGGCGTACTGCTGGCGGCGGTCGTCGGCGGCCGGGCCCGGTGCGGCGGGCTCCGACTTCCGCTCCAGCAGTGTCGAGGCCGCGTCCGGCTCCGGGCAGTCGATGCGGGAGCAGGTAACGTAGCCGCCCTCGCCGACGAACAGGGACTCGCCGCGGCAGGCGGGGCAGCGTCCCCGCACCCGCGGGAAGCGGTTGGTCTGGTCAGTCATCGGGTCTCCTTCGGGTTCACAGGCCGGTGAGCAGGGTCACGGGCTGGGCGTCGGGGTGATCGGGGTCGGACCAGTCCGCGATCCACAGGCAGCCGGGGTCGTCACCGCGGGCCGGGTCGGGCGCGCTGAACACCGCCCGCGTGCGGACGACCATGTCGACGCAGTCGGGGTCGAGACCGAGGGTGGGGTCGAGAGTCCTCAGGTGGGCCTCGAACGCGGCCAACACGGCGTGCTTGTCGTGGTGGCCGAGGGCGAGCATGTCGCCCATGTCGCCGACCGCGGCGACGGGAATGCCGTGGTAGACGCCCTCCATCGCGGGGGTCTGGGCTGTGGCGGCAGTGGTCATCGATCCTCCTAGTTGGCGAGTTCCAGCAGGACAGCGGCGTGGCAGTGGTCCGGCTGGCCGTCGGCGGGAAGCGGGCACCAGCAGGTGAGGTCGCGGCCGTATAGCAACTGGCGGGCGAGGTCCCGGAGCGGCCCCTGCTCGGGCTGGGTGATCCAGGCGCGGAACGCCTCGGTGGCGTATCGGCGGGCTTCGGCCGCGGTAGCGAAGGTTCCGACGCCCGCGCCGTTGTCGTGGGCGACGACATAGCCGCCGTGTGGGGCTTCGATGAGGCGGTAGGGGTTGCCGAATCGGGTGGGGCGTCCGACATAGACGGCGCTGGCGGGTGCGCGCCAGCCCTTGGTGCGGCGGCGCTGGATGCGGCGGGGCGTGGTGGTCACTGGTTCTCCATGGGGGTGTTGAGGGCGGCGGTGATCCGGCGGGCGATGGCGGGGTGTTCGGCGGCGAGCGCCTCGGCGAGCCGGCGGGCGGCGAGGACTGCGGCGGCGGCTGTCTCGTACCGCCGCTGCCACCCGTCGGCCTCGGCGGCGACACCCTCCAGGTGCGCGGCGGCCCGGGCTGCCTCTTCGGCGCAGGCGAGCTGCAGGCCAGCGTGCTCCTCGTCGGCCTCCCTTATCGCCGCGCGAGCGATCTCGCCGGCGACCTGCTCGTCCAGGTCCCAGGCGCGGCAGATCACGGACCGCCAGCGGGCGAGACGCTCCTCGTCGGTCTCGGCGTGCACCCGGTCGAGGCGCTCGATCACCTCGCCGAACGCGGCGGCCATGCCCTCGTTGACGCGGGCGGACTCCGGGTTGCGGGCCGCGGCGGCGCTGCGGGCGGCCCGGTCCCGCTGGCCGGCCAGCCAGGAACGGAGCGAACCCGGGGCGGCGTGCGGGTGCGGGGTGTCGTACAGGCCGTCCGCCTGGGCAAGGTGGATCAGCTCATCGAGGGCCGCCCGCTCCTCCGGAGCCGCTGTGCGCCCGTCTGAGGCGTCGGGAGAGGGCGGGTCGGGCTGCGAGACCTGGGAGCCGGGTTCGGGGCTCTCAGGGGCCTTCTCGCCGTTCCTCGGGGCGGGTTCAGGGACAGGGCTCGGTGCCATCGGGTTCTCCTCGGGGTCTGTGCGGGCTTCTGACGGGCTGTGGGCGGGCGGCCGGGGCCCGGGAGGATCCGGGGCGGGAGCGGCCTTCCGGCGGGCGCTGGCGGCCTCGGCGAGCTGCCGTATCCCGCGGCGCAGCAGCGGCGCCTCCTCCGGCAGCAGCGCGCCCCGCTCCGCCCGATCCACCAGATGCAGCAGGAAGTCGACGTCCGCGGCCATCACGCGGCCACCCCCTCGGCGCGAAGTTGGACGGCGGCCTGCTCGCCCAGGAAGGCCGTGTACGCGGGCGGGATCGCCTCCACGAGCTCCTCGTGAACGTCGGTCCAGTCGATGCCGAGCGCGGCCTGCATCTCTGCGACGGACGCTTTGCCGCCGCCCTTGCCGTAGACCGCGAGGTACTCGCCGTCGTGGTACTGGCCGTGCCGCCAGCCGCGGACCCGGCCCCGGTGCGGGGTGTGTGGCGGGGCCATCGGCGTCCAGCCGTGGCACTCGAAGCGTCGGTGCCGGATGATCGGCAGGCCGAACATCGTGCCGCACAGCACCACGTCCGGGCGGGCCTCGGGGTTCTCGATGACGTAGGGCCGGCCGGTGGCGAGCATCGCGGCCCGGCCCGCGGGCAGCAGGTTCGGGTAGCGGTCCCGCAGGCGGCGGTTGGTGCCCTTGGTGATCGCGGCGCCGTACTGGCAGGGCCAGCTCGCGTGGATGAGGTCGTACTCGTGGCCGTGGGCGGCGATGTACTCGATCGCGTCGGCCTGGACGAACGTGAACGGGTACCGCGGCCGGGGCGCGATGTCGACGCCGGTGACGTCGAACCCGGCGCGGTAGTAGCCCATGCTCGCGCCGCCGGCGCAGCAGCAGGCGTCCAGGAGGCGGAGCCCGTTCCACGGGCGTTCCGGCAGACGGGCCATCACGCGGCCTCGCTTTCGGTGGTGGGGACGGGGCGCAGGGCTGCGGCGAGGGCGGCGCGGTTCGCGGCGGCCCGGGCGGGGGTGACCGGCTGCCGGCGCCGGTCGTAGTCGCGGATGCGGACCACGGGCAGGGCCTCGGCGAAGAGGCGCTCCTCCTCGGTGGCGGGCCGGTGGAGGGCGACGCGGACCTTGTTGACGGTCGCCCGGTGGCAGCCGAGCCGGTGCGCGATGTGGTCGTCCGTGTGGCCCGCCAGGATCAGGGCGGCGATGTCGGAGCGGATCACGACTCGGCTCCGCACGTGCGGCAGGCGAAGCCCGCAGGCGGTGAATCGAGACAGGCATGGCACTTCGGCTCGGCGAGTAGTCGCTCCGGAGGGAGTTCGAAGACCTTTGCCAAGGCCACAAGTTCGTCCACGGTCACGGGTCGGAAGCCGCCAGTCGCGTGGGTTCCGATCTCGATCCTGCAGAGCGAGCTGGGGTTCATCCGGTGCCCGTTCTCCACGACCTTGCGGGTAAGTCCGCGAAGGGACAGGCCGCGCGCCTCGCGCAGTCGGCGGACGTTCTCGGCGACGATGCGGGAGACCTGCACATCGCTCTCGGTGCGAGCGTTCTTCCCGGTCACGCCGCGGCCCTCCTCGCTTCGGTCTCGCGCTGGGGGTGGACGTGCCCGTCGGGGAACGGCCGGCCGTCGAGGTGGCAGGGCACGCCGGGCTCGACCTGGCAGGCCGGGCAGCAGGCGGTTGCGCGGGCCCAGGCCGTGATTCGGGCCGGGTGCGGCTGCGGCAGCAGGCGGTTGTTCGACCGCACCACGCACGGCCGGTGCTCAGCCGCCCCGCAGTGCGGGCACCGCACCGCGCGGGCCGGGTGCTGCTTCGCGCGCAGCATCTGCCGCAGGCTCTCGGGCATCGGGGCGGCAGGCTTACGGGACATCAGGCACTCTCCTCGGTGGTCTTCATCTGGCGCTCCAGGGCGGCCAGCGCCGCGGCCCGGCGCTGCTCGATCTGCTCCTCGGTCTCGCGGTAGGCGGGTTCGCCCTTCGCGACCCGGCGGCGGGCTGGGTGGATGGTCTTCGCGTTCCGGCCGCGCAGCGCGGTCTTGCACGGGCGGCCGATCGGGGCGTGGCAGACGGGGCACTCGACGCCCAGCGGGCCGCGGCGGGCGGGCGGCTCGTCTTCGCCGTCCTCGCCCGGCACCTGGCGGCCAACCTCCGCTAGCCGCTCCTCGATGTCCTCGTGCGGGCCGCCCGTCAGGGCCGGGGCCGTGTCGGGCGCCGCTATCTGCCCGGCCGCCGTGGCGGCGAGCTGGCCGCGGAGCCGGGCCAGGTACTGGCGGGGGTTCTCGTCCGGGTCGCCGTCGTACACGAAGTTCTCCAGCCGCTCGGCGCGGATCGCCTGCCGGTTGGTGCGCACGTCGTGCGGCTGGATCCACAGCCGCTGACCGGGCTCCTTCGGCGGGGTGCCGTAGAAGCGGGCCACGGCGTCGAAGCAGTCCTGGTCCAGCGGGACGTCGCGCAGGGCGGTCGCCCAGGCGCGCTTGGCGATCTCGGACGGCTTGCGGTTGTCGAATGCGGCACAGGCCGCCAAGAGCTTCGCGGCATCGTCGGGAGTCACTGGTTCTCCTCTCCGGAGGCAAGGGCCAGCCAGCCGGCGACGGTGGCGTCGGTGCCGGTGAGGGTCTGGCCGGTGGGGAGCTGGATGACGTTGGCGCCGGGTGGCTTGCGGAGTTCGGAGAAGGCGAACTGGAGCGTCCCGGCGGAGACGGGCTTGCTGGTCTCGCCGAGGCGGAGGAGTGCCCGCCACAGCTCGTCGGGGTCGGTGCCGTTGGTGAGGGCATCGACGATGACGCGGCGGACCTGGCGTCGGCTGTAGGCGTTGCCGCGCTCGAACCGCTCGAAGAAGGAGTCGACCATCCGGTCGGGGATCGCCCTGCCCGTCTCCACGACGGCGGGTTCGCGGGAGAGGTCAGCGGCAGGGGGCTGGGGGGTTCCCTTCCCTTCCCTGTTCCCTTCCTTTCCCTTCCTTTCCGGCAGTGAGCTGGACAGTGAACCGCTCACTGAGTCATTCAGTGAAGAAATCTCACTCTGTGTAGAGGTCGCGGCAGCTTCCCTAGGGGTAGCGTCACGCTCCGCGCTGGCGGTATTCAGGGAACCGCTCAGTGAGCGATTCAGTGACTCGTTCAGTGAGTCCTCAAGGCCGGAGAGTGCCTGCGGGGTCGTGAACTCTTCGTCTCCGCTGTCGCGGCGCCAGTCGTAGCAAGCCTGGTGCGTGGCCCGGACGTTCGACGGGTGGTCCGTTCCGCCCGCGCTCTGCGGCCGGACGTGCCCGATCACGAGGTTGTGCGCGGAGTTCGCGACCGGCATCTCGGGGATGGGGTGGCCGCACAGTTGGCAGGTCCAGTTGTCGCGGCGGGCGTACATGCGCCGGACCTCGGCGCTCTGGAGCGGCGGCGGTGGCAGCTTGCTCTTCTGCGGCCGGTTGACCTTCTGGTGCTTGCGGAAGTTGACGACCACGGCCATCTGCTGGCGCGCGATGCCCCCGATGTAGGGGAAGAGGAGGCCGGCGTCGGTGATGCAGTGCATGAGCTTGCCGACGTCGGCGACGGTGAGGTCGTCGTCGTACATGAAGGCGTTGGCCTTGATGTATGCGGGAGTCCAGCGGAGGAGACCTTCGTCGTCGGCCATGTTGAAGGTGGCGATGAACAGCAGCCGGGCGTCCCGCGGCAGGAGGCCGACGACTTCGTCCTCCCAGAACTCGGGCTTCACGGTGCGGATGCGTGGCATTCGGTGGCTTCTTTCGGAGGGTGCGGGATTGGTCTGCGGACACGGCGGAGCGGCCCTTTAAGGCGGCGCGCGGTGCTGGCGCGACCCGCTATAGCCAACATACACTTGTCCACATGTATGTTGGCTACTGTTGTGCAACGACTTGTGGCCACACCTATGTGCGACCATGCCGACATGACCGAGGAGGAGCTCGTGACCCGCCTGCAGCAGGCCGCCGCCGCGAAGCGCGCCGCCGAAGAGGCCGCCGCCAAGCAGTTCGAGAAAGCCGTCGTAGAAGCGCTGCAAGCTGGCGTCAAGCCGAAGGTGGTCGCCACTGCGACCGGCTACAGCTACGAGACGATCCGGCGCATCGCCCGCGCCAACGACATCGGCCGCCTGCGCGAGCCGACCGTCACCAGCAGGAAGAAAGCCCAGCCGGACGAGTCCTGACTTCATCGCCGGCCTCCGTTCTTCGCGCGCATCGCGGCCGGGCTGTGCTCGTCGCACCGCCACCCGCACGCGTACAGCCGGGCCGGGGCGCCGCACGGCGTCACGCCGGCACTGCACTGGTGAGGCGTCGGCGGGCGGACAGCGGGGGCAGCGAGAATGGATTCGGAAGGCTGCGCCGGACCGGGGAGGGTCACCGCCGAAGCGTCGATCGCCTGGCCCTGGTCGGGCACGAACCGCCGCGGGGAGCGGTACGGAGCAGCAGCCTCTCCGTACCGGCAGATGCGCTCCATGTCCGAGCCGCTGAGCGACGATGGATTCGCCTGCGCCTTGCCGCGGCGAACATCGTCTTCGGTCGGCAAGCCGCCGACGCTTTCGGCGTACAGGTCACGGTCGGCCGGGCGTACCCACCACCGGTTCATCCACCGGCTCTGCGGCACGATGATGGGAACGAACTCGCCGACTGCAGTGCCGAGTACCAGTTCGTCGAGGGTCGGGTTGTAGACCTCCCACTGGCCGTGCCAGTCGTTGCACTTGCCGCGCTTCTTCACCGGGCAAGGGCCAGGAATCCGGCTGCAGTGCAGCATTTCCAGGGAGCGCACGCCACCGGCGACGCGGATGTCGCGGCCCTCGCGGATCCTCTGCCATGGCGTGTAGTTGGTGAGAGACCACGGGGCCTGCCGGAGCAGTTCGGACAGCTTCTTGGCTGAGGTCATCCACGACGGCGTGAGGCCGTCGGCGCGGGCAATCTGGGAGCGCTTGACGACGGTGGCCTGAGTGATGGTGGAGAGCTGGATCTCCCACCCAATAGGCCCAATCGTGACGTCGGTGCGGCGCTTCCCATGGGTTGCCCGGTCCTCTACCTTGACGGGCAGGCCGGCACGCTCGCCGACCGTGGCGATGCGCTCCTGGTACGCCTTGTGTTCGTCGCTCATCCCTTTAGCGGGATGCGCGCCGATGGATGGGTTGAAGTGCACGGCTTCCCGGGTGCCATCGGAGTGCTCCCGGAGGTACATCCACTCGGGGGCGTGCGGGCGCTCCCTGCGGCATTCCAGACACTGCAGCTTCCGCTCGGGCACAGGTCGCTTGTCGGCGCGAAGCTTCTCCCAGAGCCCCGGGAGCTGTGGCTGGCCAAGGTCTTCCTGCGTCAGATCGAGCACGAGCCCCAGCTCGGCGTTGAAGATGTCGACGTTCGCCACGGTCTCCCTCCCTTCCGCCCCGCGGCCGTGGCCGCGGGGCGTTGTCGTGTCAGGCGGCGTGCTGTCCGGCGGGCCGGCGGAGTCGGCGGCGTTCCTTGGGGGTGAGCCCGCCGCGGATGCCGTGCTGGTCGCCGGCGGCGAGGGCGTCGGCGAGGCATTCGGCGCGGGCCTCGCAGGAGCCGCAGATGCGCTTGGCGATGCGGGGCTGGTCGAACGGCAGGTCCGGGTCGGTCTGGGCGCACAGGGCGCTGTCCTGCCAGGACAGGTCGGGGCGGGCCATCACGCGGCCTCCCCGTACTGCTGGCGCCATCCGGGCCCGCGCCCGCCGCCGAGGATCTGCTTGACGTAGGACTCGGAGCGGCCGACCCGTCGGGCGATCTCGCCGGGAGCGACACCGAAGGCGGCCAGGCGCCGGGCTTCCTCGGCGCGTTCGGCCGGGGTGAGTTCCGCGTCCTCGCCGGTGTCGATGTCGGGCTGGGCGTCCGGGTCGTCGATGGTGGTCTCGTCCCAGGCCATCGGGCTGTGCCAGCCGTTGCGGGCGGCTACGGTCCTGGTGCCGAGGGAGGGGCCGGGGGTTCGGGCGAGGTCGCGGTAGACGCGGGCGACGCGGTCGGCGGTGTCGCGGGTGATGGTGGTGACGCTGCCGTTGAGGATGCGCGCGAAGTAGCTGTAGGAGTGGCCGGCCCGGCGGGCGATGGCCTTGAGGGGCCAGCCGATGCAGGCGAGGGCCTGGATGCGGCGGCGGGTGCCGGTGGCGTCGACGCGGGGCGGGCCGGCGAGCGGCTTGAGCGCGAGGATCTTGATGGCGTTGCGGGTCTGCATGGTGCGCTGCCCGGCGAGGACGTAGGTGACGGTGCGGTAGCTGACGCCGGCGCGGGCGGCGATGTCCTGGATGGTCCAGCCGGAGTCGGTGAGCTGCTGGATGTGGGCGGCGATGCGGGCGCTGGCGACGTGGCCGGGGACGCCGCGGAGGCGGCGGAGTTCGCCGCGCTTGCGCTCTGCGCGGTCGGCGTCGCGGCATTCGGGACGGCGGCATCCGTACCGATAGCAGGCGGGTGTTCCGTGCTGGGGCGGGGTGGTCGGGCGCGGGCTCACTGGGTGTCCCCCCTTCGGGCGGGCAGTCGGTAGAGGTGTTCGAGTTGGTAGTAGGTGGGGTCGATGGGGGCGGGGTGCCGGTCGGGGTCGACGGGCCGGTGTGGGAGCGGGGGCCGGGGTCGGGCTCGGTGCCAGAGGACGGCGCCGGCGATGGCGATGGCCCAGACGGCGGCTGCGGCGAGGAGGCTGGGGAGGGTCACGCGGCGGCCTCCCGCTGTGCGGCGCGGGTGCCGCGCCAGGTGCGGACGCCGGAGGCGTGGGTGGTGGGCCGGTCGGAGCAGGCCCAGCCCGCGGTGCGGATGTAGCCCTCCTCCTTGAGGAGGGTCATCAGCCGGCCCCAGTGGTGTGCGGGGTCGGGGGGCTCGGGTAGTTGGTGGGCTTCGACGACCTGGAAGCAGGTGAAGGTTCGGCCGGTCGCGGCGGCGGCTATGAACTTGGGCCAGACTTCGGCGACCCAGGTTTCGTAGTCCTCGGCCTTGCGGCGGGCGGGGGTCTTCTTCGGGGGCGGGATGCTGCCGTCGAGGGCGGGCTGGATGTGGTTGGCCATGCCGGCAGTAGGCGGGGTAACTCCGACACCTGAGACGGCGCCAGACGCTTCGCGGCGGTCCACGATCTTGGTGCTGGCGGAAGAATGCTGCTGAGAGGAGGCTTGCTGCCGGGCGTCCGGCTTCGTAGCGTTCTCCGGTTTCTCCACGTGCATGTCACGGTTGGCCATGACGAGCGTCCCTTCGTGTGCTGTGCTTGGTCTGGGCCGCCCCCGCCTGCTGTGGACGGGCGGGGGCGGACCGCGGCGGGTCAGTCGACGAGTTCGCCCTCGATGGGGCCCTCGTCGTAGTCGGAGGGCTCGGCCTGCGCGGTGGCCTGGGTGACGGTCGCCGGGCCGTTCTCGGCGGCGACTTCCTTCGCGGCGCGGAGCTGCTCCTTGCGCCACTCGGTGGAGGTGGGAACCCACGGCTCCAGGCGGCGGGCGACGGTCTTGAGGACCATCTGGTCGAACCACTTCGTCCACGGGGACTTGGGGTGGTCGCTGCCGCGGGATTCCTTGCGGACCTTGTCGATGTAGGCGCGGTTGATGACGACGACGCGGGACGGGGTGCCGTCCTGGAAGATGCCGTAGGCGTAGGCGCCCTTGACTTCGCCGCGGTCTCCGAACCAGTCGACCTCGTGGTAGGGGACGGTCTGCGGCCCTTCCCAGCGGGGCGGCTGGTGGTCGTCGACCTTGCCGGGTTTCCAGATGAACTCGTCGTTGGAGTAGACGACCTCGGCCTGCACGGTCTTGATGGCGCCGGCGCGGTAGATCCGCTCGACGACGCCGCGGTAGCCCTCGATGCCCTGGACCTCGCTGCCGAACGGGACGAGGTAGTAGGACTCGGTGCCGGGCTCGTGGCCGAGGCGGGCGCAGTCGAGGAGGGCGTTCATCAGGGAGCCGGGGTTGCGGCTGGCTGCGGCGAGGAGGTTCTGGTCGCGGCGGAGGCTGCCGACGGCGAGCCGCATCCAGGTCTCGCCCTTGATGTGCTCGGGCAGGACGAGGGTGAAGTCGTCGCGGTACTGGCGGATGAGGGCTTCGGGTCCGTTGTCGCGGGTGGCTATGGCGTTGCTGATCTGGCTCATGCGGTGGTGCTCCTGTAGGGCTGGAGGGATCGGGTGGTGCCGTCGGGGTTGACGGTGCGGTAGGCGATGGTTCGGCCTTCGCAGACGGCTCTGCGGCCGTTGCCGATGGCGTCGAGGACTTCGGCGCGGACGGCGGTGAGTTCGGTGGTGGCGGCTTGGTGGGCTTGGTAGGCGTCGTCCCAGCGGCGCACGAGACCGAAGGGGATCTCGACGTCGACGTCTTCGAAGCCGTCGGGCTGGCGGCGGATGGTCTGGTAGGTGGCGTCGGCGCCGTCGATGGGGGGCCGGTTGCCTTGGCGGACGTCGTCGAGGAACCGCTGGGCGGCGTCGCGCATGATCTGGGCGTCGGTCTCGTCGTAGTCGACGGTGTATTCGCGGTAGTCGTGGCCGGCGATGAGGACGGCGACATCGGTCCGCTGGTAGCCGAGGACGTCCATCTGCCACTGGATCTGGCACTGGTAGTGGATGGGGACGCCGGTCTCCCAGTCGTCGCCGGTGGGTGAGGTTTTGAGTTCGACGAGGCGGTCGTCGGCGATGCGGTCGGGGGTGGCGCGTTGCCATTCGCGTTCGCGGTGGTGCCAGGTGCCGGTGGTGTGGAGGGTGAGTTCGGGGTGGTTGTCGGCGTACTTGGCGGCGATGGCGGGTTCGAGGCGGAGGCCCCACTCCATCGCGGGGTTCTGTTCGAATGGCGGGGAGGGCAGGCCGGCTTTCTTGTGCCAGAGGGAGAAGCGGGATTGCCAGGGGGAGAGGCCGAGGACGGCGGCGATCTCGGTGGCGGTGATGCACAGGCCGCCGCGGGCTTTCTCCCATTCGGGGGTTCCGGGGGTGAACTGGCCGAGGAGGACGCCGGTGGGCGCGGTCACGGTGGTCACTGGTCACCGCCGGCGATGCGCTGGAGGTGGGCGAGGCCGTCGGGGTCGTACTGCATGGCGGTGATGGCGGCGCCGTAGTCGGGGAAGGCGTCGGCGAGGCGGTGGAAGTTCGCCATGTCGGCGGCGCAGAGGGCGCGCATGAGGTGCTGGGTGAAGGTGCCGGGTTCGTAGCCGCCGCGGTCGAACAGCCACAGGACGTGGTTGGCGACCTCGGGGCTGATGACGGGCTGCTGAGTGTTCTGCACGGGCTTCTCCTTGTTGGTGGGGTCCGGCCGCCGCCGGCGTGGGTGGTGGCGGCGGCCGGAGACTGGGCGGGGTCAGGCGGTCTGCTTGTCCTCGGCGGCCTTCTTGGCGGCGCGCTTCTTGAGGTGGGCCTCGTACTCGTCGTGCCAGGCCTGCGGGTCGTGGCCCGCCTTCTTGGCCTCGTCCCAGGCCCACTCGCCGATCTCGCCGGACTCCAACTGCTCGGAGGTGTCGGCGAGCGTCTCCCGCAGCAGGTCGGGAGCAGCCTTCTCCATCGCCTTCAGCAGCCGGTACGCGATCCAGGCGTGGCCTCCGGCAACGGCGTAGGCAGCGATGGCGCCGGGATCGTTGGTAGCCATGCGGAAGACGCCGCTGGTGGAGCGGAGAACCTGCTGGAGCAGGTCGGCGGCCATGTCGGGGACGACGTTCTCCTTCTCGGCGAGCTCGGCGTGCTCGTGGTGGTGGAGGGTGTCGTCCTGCTCGACCTTGTCGCCTCCGCCGAGGCTGTCGGCCCAGGTGGCATGGTCGTCGGCGAGGCTGTAGTCGACGCGGGCGGGCATCTGCATGCCGAGGAAGTCGTGGCCGATGACGACGAGGGGCTTGGTGGGGGCGGCCTGCCAGGCGCGGAGCTGGCGTCCGGCGTGCTGCCACCGGGCGAGGTAGGAGGAGTCGAAGCCGCTGTAGGGCGACTGGCCGGGGTCGGCTTCCAGGGCAGTGCGGATCATGCCGCGCCAGTCGGGGAAGTCGAGAGTTCCGGCGGGGACAACGAGCTTGCTGCCTTCGCTGCTGAACGTCAGGCCCTCGGTGTACGGGGAGATGTGCACGTACTTCTCGCCGTCGAGGTTGTCGACCCATGCAGTCAGTGCGGGCAGGTCATTGAGGCGGACGGTGAGGGCCCAGACCGGGTCGTTGCTGCGGGTGCGCTGGCGGGCGACGGCGAGGGTGTAGCGGTCGGTGGCGACGGCGTGGAGGTGGCGGCCGTCGTAGTCGAGGTGGACGCCGCGGATGGCGGCGTAGCCGGAGTGGCGGCCGATGTGCGGGTCGACCTTCCGCAGGAGGTCGCCGAGCTGCCAGGCGGTGAGCGTGGTCGTGGTGGTCACTTCGTGTTCTCCTTGGGTTGTGGCCGGCCCGCCTGCTGGCGTCGGGCGGGGCGGCCGGTTTGGTGCGTCTGCCGCCGGGCCGGTGTCATCCCGGCGGCAGACGCGGTCACGGGGCGGTCAGGCGGCGGGGCGGCGGGGCCAGGGGGCGACGGTGTCGGACTCGTCGTCGCCGGTGGGCGTGCAGTTGGGGCACTCGTTGCGGGCGTCGGGCAGCGGGCGGCCCTCGATGACGGCCTGCACCTCGGCGTCGGTGACGTCGCCGATGAGGTGGCCGCAGCCGTTGCAGGCGCGCTGCATGGTCACGGTGGTGGAGCCGTCCGGGTTGCGGCGGTCGGGCGTGCGGGTCCGGGCCATCACGCGGCTCCCTTCCGGGCGGCGTGGTTGTCGCTGGCCTGGGCGGTGATGCGGGCGGGGCAGAAGCGGGCGGCCTGCCCGGCGACGAGGTCGATCCACATGAAGTGGCCGTGGGTCATGCCCTTGCCGGTGACGAAGATGCAGTCGGCGTACTCGGGGTGGCCGAGCTTCTCCAGCACGGGGCGCAGGTACGGGATGGCGTGTTCGGCGACGGCGCGTTCGAAGCCGGTGCCGCGCCGGTCGTCGGCCGCAGGGTCGTAGTCGACGGTCAGGTCCGGGACGGGGCGGCCGTCGCCCAGGTGGCCGAACTCGACGTGGTAGGTGGTCACTGGTCGTCCCCGTCCTTGGTCGCGGGCGGGAAGGCGGCGTCGAGCATGCGGCGGATCTCGGCCGCGTCCCGCTCGTCGAGGTCGCGCTCGAAGACGGTCCGGGAGGCGCCCTGGTACTTCGGGCCGTACAGGCGGTAGCCGGTGCCGTTGCCGTCCTGGTCGAGCTGGGTGAGCTGGAGTTGGAGGGCTCCGCCGGGGTTGCAGTGGAGGCCGATCACGAGGCGCTTAGGCATGGGTGTTCTCCTTCTGGAGGTGTCGGGCGTAGGCGATGAGGGCTGCTCCGGTGGCGGCCATGACGGCTGCCGCCACCGGGTGCACCAGGCGGGCCAGGACGGTCACGGGGCGGCCCGGTTGGCGAGGGTGAAGTAGCGGCGGTTCCGGTCCTCGTGGAGGGTCAGCACGCCGCGCCGGGCGAGGGTCTTGAGGTCGCCGCGGGCGGTGGCCCGGAACGGGGCGTCGTGGCCGGCGCGGGAGTACAGGCGCTGAACGCGCTGGGTGGTCCACTGGCCGCCCTCGCGGCGGATGGCGTCGGCGAGGAGGCCGAGGCGGGTACGGGCGCTCACCGGTCCTCACCGCCGTCGATCACGTCGATGTGGGTGAGGGTGATGCAGGCGCTGTGACCCTCGACCCAGACGACGTCGGTGTGGCCGCTGAGGACCGTGGCCTTGCTGCGGGTGCGGGTGATGAGCCGCGTACACGGGTCGTCCTCGGCCTTCCTGGGGAGGCCCGCCTTGACGGCTTCGCGGTACCGCACGGCAACGGGGTCCTCCGGCCGCACGAACGGATAGGCCACGACCGGGGTACCGACCGGGTAGCGGGCGTTGAACTCGTCGGCGGTCATCGCTGCTCACCCGCCTCGGCAGCCAGGCGGCGCACCTCGTCCTCGGCGTTCTGCCATGCCGTCAATACGGCGTCGGCACCGTCGCCGGAGATGTCGCGGTCGGCGTACTCACCGGCCAGTCGCTCGTGGCGGTCGGCGAGTTGGTCGGCGGCGGAGTCGAGCACGGCGGCGTCGTGGCGGGCCAGAACCTCGGCCGCCTGGTCCGGCTGGGCCTCGACGCCGAGCGTGGCCTGCCGGAGCAGCCACAGGGCGCCGAGAGCGGCGGTGCCGGGGTCGTCGTGGTCGTATGCGAGGTTGGCCAGCGCCGCGCGCCCCTCGACGGCCGCCCGCTCCAGCTCGGCGACACGGGCCCGCAGCCGCTCCACCTCGCCCGCCTGCTCCGCAGACCGGGCGTCAGCGGAAGCCATGGCGCGGGCCCACTCGTCCGCGATCTCCTGCTGCTCAGCGTCAGCCACCGCCATGTAGGCGCGGAGGGCGTTCCGGTCCACCTCTCGCCCGGCGGCGAGAGCAGCGGACTCCCAACGCTCCACGCGCGCCCGGTACTCGGCCTCGCGTTCCGGCGACAGCGGGGCGGGGGTGCGGTTCTCGCTCATCGGGCACCCGCCTCGGAGTCGTGGCGGACGGTGTGCGTACCGTCGGCAAGGCGGACGATCGTGTCGCCGAACTTCGCGACGACGTGGTGCGGACGGTGGCCGATGCGGAGTCCGGTGACGGTCAGGCGGCCGTCCACGGTCTCCCAGTACGGCTTGGCGAACTGGTCGGCCCGGTCGAGCCAGTTGTCGACCTCTTCGATGTTGTCCGGGGTGAGCTGCCGCTCGGCGACCGGCTTGGCGTCGGGCTGGCAGGGGACGAGGTTGGAGTGCGCGGGCTTGCCGCAGCCGCAGCGGTAGCCGGGCGGGCCGTAGGCCAGCGGGTCGGGAGCGCTCATCGGGCACCCGCCTCGGTGCCGGTGCCGACGACGGGCACGGCGGCGACCCAGTACTGGGTCCAGGAGAACCGCCCGCGGTCGCCGTAGCGGGACATCAGCCGCCACTGCTCGCCGGGGCGGTGCTCGTCCCAGCGAAGGGTGTGGGTAGTGCCGTACTCGGTCTTCCGGCGCACGGCCTCCGCCTGCGCGGTCTCCAGCGACGAGGCGACCGCCAGCGGGGTGTCGCCGATCATGACGACGAAGGAGGTCGCGGGGAGAACCGCGTCCAGTGCGGCGTCGGTGATCTCACGGGCGACGCGCTCGGGGATCTGGCCGCTGTAGATGGAGTTCAGCTTGGCGACCGCCGCGTCATAGGCGGCTTCGCGGCCCGATGCGGGTTCAGGCTTCTGGGATGATGTGGACACGTGGTCCTCGCTCTCTCTCGCAGGTTGGTTGCGTGTAGAGGGGTGGAGTGCGGAGGCCCCGGCTGCCGGGATGCGCCCCGGCGGTTGGGGCCGCACGCCGCTCAGGCGGCGGACTTGACCGGCTTCGCGTACTTGTGCGGCAGCCGCTCGTCCTGCTCACGCACCCAGCGGATGTGGGCGGCGGTCATGCGCGGCGACTTGCCGACCCGCGTGTGCGGCAGTCGGCCGTCCTGAATGCCCTCGATGACCCAGTTCTCGGTCTTGCCCAGCAGTCGGGCGGCCTCAGCCGGCGTGTAGCACTTCAGCTCCACCTCGGCGCCGGAGGTCCCGGCGGACAGGCGGTCGAGGACTGCGGTCGCCAGTTGGTCGGCGAGCTTCTCGGCGAGCCGCTCGATGAGCGTCATGTCGACGGTCGGGCTGGCCTCGGTGGGGGTGTTGGCCAGGTCATTCCTGGTCACGGGGCTTCTCCCTTGTGATGGATTCGATCTGCACGTTCAGCTCCTCGGCGATGCGGCGGATGGTGCGGTCCCCGGCTCCTCGTTGGCCGGACTCGATCCGGGAGAGGTGGCTGGGGTGTATGCCGATGAGGTCTGCGAGCTGCCTCAGGCCAAGTCCGCGGGCCTCACGGAAGTCCCTGATGGCGGCTCCGTTCGGTGTCACGTCACATAACTTAGGTGCTTAGTTGGGTGAAAGCAAGGCGTGCTGCGGGATTACTTGGGTGTACCTCGGTTGATCTTGGGTGAAGTGCTCCGGCGTGTGCGACCCTGCGACGGCGCTGCATCGCCGTGCTCCGGATTCAAGAAGTAGTCAAGTAGGCAACAAAAAACACCCAATGAGCCCGGTCGTTACAGGTCAATTGGGTGCCCCGCTATGTCAGTGTTGCCTAACCTGCGGCATGATGGCCGCATGAGTAGGGACTGGACGCGCCTCCCGGCCGCCATCCGCACCGCCCGCAAGCGCCTTGGCATGACTCAGGTCGAGCTCGCCGAAGCCGCAGGTGTGAGCGAGAGCACTATCCAAAACCTGGAGAGCCGCACCCACAGCCGCATGCCCGCGAGCATGCCGAAAGTCGAGCGGGCTCTCGGCTGGGCGGCCGGCTCCGCCCGCGCCGTCGTCGACGGCGGCGAGCCCATCCCGCTGCAGGAGGAGCCCGCCGCCGAGGTCACGGACCTGACCGGCACCGGCCTGCCGCTGCGGGTCGTGCAAGAGATGACCGAAGGACCACTGCTGGACGCGACCGTCCTCGACCTCACGCCGCACGGCTCCGACGCCCGGATGATCGTGGTGGTGCGCGGCAAGCCTGACGCCTCCCCGGAGCAGATCCGCGCCGACCTCCTCGCCTGGGAGAAAGCCCAGCGGCGCCTGCGGGAAGCCGGCCAGGACGACGAAGGCCACGTGAACGAGGCGTAACGACCCGTCGGACGATTCCTACCTCTCCCCTACCGGAGAGTTCTGTGCTCTCATGGTCCGATACCAACGAGGGGGCCACGCTCGGATGGTGATGGGGGACCGATGCGGGTCCGGGTCATACGTGCGTCAGGCATGCCGCACAACGTCAAGGTCTGACCCGGACCCGCATCGGCCGAGTTCATCCTCTACGTCGACGAGGAGATCATCAGCGACGAGGGAGCCCACTTCATCGAGTCACTGCTGAACACCACCGTCTGCCACTGGAACAGGACGCCCGCCCGGATCGAGAAACCGCACCTGCGGCTCCACACTGGATGAGGCAGGACGATCGCCGCCCGCGGCCAGCCTCCACCCCCCACGGCTGGCCGCGGGCGCTCCTATATGCAGGGGTGAGCAGTGGCATACGCAGAGCCGCGCGGCAAGGGCAGAGACGGGAAGATGCGCTACCGCGGCCGGTACAAGCTCCCGAACGGCAAGTACGGGTCAGTCAGCAGGGACGACAACGGGCAGCCCTTCTACACCAAGAAGCAGGCCCGGCAGTACGCGGCCGGCCTGGAAGTCGACGTCCGCCGCAAGACGTTCATCAACCCGCGCGACGGGCGGATCACCGTCGAGGAGTGGGCCGGGCTGTGGCTGGAGTCCATCGACGTCGGCCCGTTGACGGAGAAGGACTACCGGCTGCGGCTGAGGAACCAGATCCTCCCGGAGTGGGGGCAGGCGGCAGTCGGCGACTTGGCGCCAGTGGCCATCGCCACGTGGGAGAAGAGGCTCCGTACCCGGGTCAGCAAGAACTACGCCGACGGGGTCATGTCCGTGTTCCGCACCATGCTGGAGGATGCGGTCGCCTCCCGGATCCGGGCGGACAACCCGGTCGCCGCCCGCAAGTCCGGGCGGCGCGGGAAGTTCAAGCCCAAGCCGAAGGAGAAGAAGGTCATCGCCACGCCGCGGCAGGCGCTGCTGATCGCCCGCAACGGTCTGGCGATGTACGGGCTGAACGAGTACGCGCTGGTGCTCACCGCGGCCTACACGGGCCTGCGGATCGGGGAGCTGGCCGGCCTGCACCGCAGCCAGCTCGCCCTGGAGGACACCGGTGCCGGGGCGCGGATCCACGCGCTCCACCAGGCCCAGTATGTCGACGGCAAGCTGATCCAGATGGATGCGAAGTACGGGTCGGCACGAGGGCTGATCATCCCCCCGTTCCTGGCGGAGCTGCTGCACGATCTGGTGGAGTCCCGGCCGCACGGGGAGTGGGTGTTCACCGCACCGAAGGGCGGCCGGCTGCTGCGGAGCGGGGACTGGTACACCGACATCTGGGGTCCGATGATCCACGGCCGTCCGTACCGGCCGGTGGTGCGCGGGGCGAAGGCCCGCCCTGCGGTGCGTCCGGTGCTGGGCGTGGCGGGGCTGACGCCGCACGGGCTGCGGCACTCCCACAAGGTGTGGCTGGACGAGGACGGGCACCCGCGGGTGGCGGTGGAGGAGCGGATGGGGCACACGCTCCAGGGCGTGGAGGGCATCTACTCGCACACGACGCTGGCGATGGAGCTGAAGATCGCCGAGTCGCTGCAGACGCGGTGGGAGGAGTCGCTGCGGCCGGTGATCGACCGGCGCGAGTACGGCCCGGCACCGGCCGCGGTTTCCTCCGCCGCTAGTTGATCTCCCAGATTTCTCCCAGGGCGGTCTCCAGGTCGCCTTCCGGTGCGCGGCGGGTCCCTTCCTCACTTCGAGGAGGGGACCCGCCGAGTCGTTGATCTACGCGTGTTCTGCTGGCAGTCTAGGTCACCGGATCTGCATCCCCGAGATGCTGCGGGCGATGACCAGCCGCTGGATCTCACTGGTGCCCTCGAAGATCGTGTAGACCGCCGCGTCCCGGTGCATGGCGTGTCCGCGACGAGGCATTCCATCGGCCTGACCTGCGAATTAGCTACTGGATGGCTGGTGTTTCTCGGTGTTGCATGGGTGCTTCTCGGGGTTGCTCGGGAGAGCTCGTCTCCCAAATTTCTCCCACAGGCGATCCCCCGGAGCCGGGGGGAGAATGAAGGGCGCGCCCCCCTCCATGGTCCGGAGGGGGGCGCTTAGGGCCGAGCAACCAACGAAGGGGCCACCGAGTTGGCTCCCGGCCCGCCAGCGTGGGGGGTTCTCCTAATTGACTTCCCGTCTAGCACGGGAGATGCGCCCCCCAAGGGGAGTTCACCCGAAAGGGTGAACAAGCATTCGATTAATAGGCGCGGCGGCCCCGCTCTGCGACCGGACTGGAGTCCGCAGAGCTGCGATGTATCGATCCTATGGCCAACCTGCGCGCGTAGGTTCCAGCCTGCCTCTCTAGCCTGGCGGCCCGCAAGATCGCCGCCGCCGGGAGCAGTCGTGGAAGCGCCGTATCAGCGGCTCGCCACCGAGCTGCGCCGCCGCATCGACGCCGCAGAGTGGCCGCCCGGTGCCCGCTTCCCGTCCATCGCCGCCCTGTCTGCCGAGTACGGCGTGGACCGCGGCATCGTCCAGCGGGCGCTCGGCGTGCTGCGCCGCGCGGGCCTCCTCGAAGGCCGGCCTGGGGCCCGGTTGACGGTGGCCTACCCTGCGGCCGTGCGGACGCTGACGGATCCGGACGCTCCCTGGCCGTACCGGCTGGGCGATGTGGCGCGGGGTGCGGTTCGGGCGACGGAGGAGCTCGCGGCCCGGCTCGGGCTGGAGCGGCGCCTGCTGCTGCACTGGGAGCGGGCGGAGCTGCTGGACCCGGACGGGCGGCCGGCGATGCTGCTCACCTGCTGGTGGCGCGGGGCCGCTCGGGCGCACACCGCGGTGCGGTGCGAGTTGCGGCCTCACCAGATGACCACCACGGAGGCCGCGGCGCTCGGCCTGGCGGCGGGCATGCCGGCGCTGCTGGTGGAGCGCACGCGTGTGGATGCGGCGGGTCGCCCAGTCCAGACTGCTGATCTCGTCCTCCCTGCTGACCGGTGGCGGGTGAGTCTGAGCCTGTAGCGGGCCGACTGGTCGGGACCAGTTCAGCACAGGTAGGCGTATCCCGAAAGGATGTACAGGGAATCAGTTGCCACGTTGCAACAACGTTGCGCCCTGGATCTCCCCTGCTGTCACACCCTGGCCGTACTCTGCTGCCGTGGAAAGCGAGGAGCCGACTGCCGCGGAGGCGAACCAGGCGGTGCGCGCCTGGGCCGCCGGCCGGACGGTGTGGTCGCCGGCCGATCTGGAGGAGCTGGACCGGCTGCGCCAGGTGTGGGCGGCGGCGGTGCGCCGGGAGCTGGTGGCCGCGGCGTAGGATCCCGGCCGTGACCGCGAGCACGCGAAGCTGGACGGTCTGGACGGCGACGCTCACTCGGAGCAGCGGGAGGCGTGGCGGATGTGCGCCGAGGCGGTGCAGGCCGCCGTCACCCAGTACGCCGCCGACCATGGCGCCTCCCGGTACGAGGTGGAGGCCGCGGTGAAGAAGTCCGCGAGGCACCCGGAGGCATGAAAGCGCCCCGTCTGCCCGCGACGGGGGACGCGAGCAGACGGGGCAGTTAGGGGAAGTCCGGTGGCCCCGCCGCGCTGTTGGCGGGGCCGTGTCCGCAGCCCGGCAGCACGACGGATGGGACCAGTCCAGTGTGGCAGGCCGTACCGACAGCGGGGAGCGGACACGAGCGGGTCAGGCCGCGACCGCGACCGGGTGAGGCATCACCTCCTCCGACAGCGGCAGCGGGCCGTCCGCGGGGACGTCCCAGATGGGCCCGTGGTCGGGGCAGTAGGCGTCGAAGCACCAGCCCCACGGGCAGCTACGGCGCCGGGAGAGGTAGCGGGGGGCGACCAGCTCCTCCCCGGCGGGGAGGGTGCGGCCGGCCGCGCGGTGCGCGTGGAGGATGCACGCCGCGCCCTGGGAGAGGATCCGCTGGGGGGTGTCACCGAGGGAGTAGAAGTCGCCGGTCGCGGCGTCGTACAGCTCGGCGTGGATGGTGCCGGCGCGGCGGACGAGGATCGCGCCAAGGAGCGCGCCGTCGGCGTCGCGGACCTCGTAGCCGTCAATGGGCATCTGGGCGTCGGTCTCGACCAGGTGGGCGAGGGTGCCCTCGACCGCGTCGCTGGCGGCGATCCAGTTCCACTGCTGGAGCTGGGCGGAGGTCATGTGGACGAGGAGGACGGTGGTGTCGAGGGAGTGGATGGTGAGGGTCTCAACGGTGCGGTTCATAGTGTCCTCCCTGGCGGATCCCCGTTTCTGTACCTACAGAATGCATCCACAATGAAGCCTTGTCAACTCGTCAAAGCAGATGGATGCTAGTTTCTGTACCTACAGACAGAAGGGGGAACCCATGGCCAGACCGGCGACCGGCGAGACACCGAAGCACAACGTCCGCGTGCCGAAGGAACTCTGGGACGCCGCCAAGGAGGAGGCGAAGGCGGAAGGCCGCACGATCACCGACGTCATCAACGCGGCCTTGCATCAGTACGTCACCCGCAGGCGCCGCGAGCGAGGAGCAGCCGACTCCTGAGACGCCGAGCGCCCCGCCCCCACGCAGGTGGGAGCGGGGCGCTCTGGGCCTCCAGGAGCGCATAACGTTCCCTTACCTGCCCTCTTCGGGCTGGAGTCTTGCGGCGAGGTCGGCGGCCAACGCGTAGGCGGGGTGGTCGTCGAGTTGTCGGCGGCGCCGGTTGTAGCGCTGGGTGGTGCGCGGGTTGGAGTGGCCGACGGCGTCCTGGACGTCCTGGAGCGGGACCTTGTTGGCGAGGTTGTCGGTGATGAACTGGTGCCGCAGCGTGTGGGGCTTGATGGACTTCGCCTGCGGGATGCCGGCCCGGCGGGCGAGGACGCGGAGGTGCTTCCACACTTCGGGCTGTGTCCAGCGGCGGCCTGTCTCGGTGGTGAACAGGGGGCCGTCGCGGCGGTCGCCGAGGTAGGCGAGGAGCGCGTCGAGGGCGAGGGGTGGCACGGGGACGGGCTTGCGTTTGCCGCCTTTGAGGGTGAGGGGCAGGGTGCGGTGCCCGCGGTCGTAGCCGAGCTGGTCGGCGTTGAGGGAGAGGACTTCGTCGATGCGGGGGCCGAGGAGGTAGAGGAGGGTGACGAGGGCGTAGGAGCGGGGTGCCCAGTCGCGGGCGGTGGCGATGAGCCTCGTCACCTCGTCCTGGGTCATGCCTTCGGTGGGGCTGTAGTCGGGGTCGACGTAGGGGCGGTTGACGGCGGCGAAGGGGTCGGTGTCGACGGCTTGGATGCGGAGGGCGTAGGTGTAGAAGCTCCCAGCGGCGGCGAGGGCTTGGGCCTGCGCGGATGGGGAGAGGGTGCCGCCGCGTCGGCCGGGCGTTTTCTCCAGGTGCTTGGCGTAGGCGTCGGCGAGGGGCAGCTTGGCCTGGAGGGGGTGGATGTGGGTGGAGCGTGCGTAGTCGTCCCAGCGGCGGAAGGCGCGGGCGTAGGCCCGTCTGGTGTGGCGGGACTTCTGGCGGGCGATCCATCCTCCGGCGATGGTGGGGAGGGGGTCGTGCTCGCCGTAGATGTCGAGCAGGTGGTCGTGGAGGGCGCGTGCTTCGCCTGGCCAGTCGTCGCGGGGGTCGTGCCGGTCGGTCGACAGCTCCGCCGACGGGCGCGGAACGAGGGTCGTCACGCAACTCCTTCGTAGTAGTAGAGGTGAGCCGGGCCCGAGTCGTTCGGGTTCGCACCTCGCCGGTAGATGAGCTTCCGGGCTACGCCGGACTCGGTGACATGCAGGGGCAGATGCTCGCGCGGCGGGTCGATGGGGTCGCCGTCCAGCGTCACGCTCTGCCCGTCCAGCGGGCCATCGGTGAGCTTCGCTTCCACGCTCATGAGCTCCTCCTCAGTATTGGATAACTGTCATTATCAACCATCGAGTTGGGCATTCACCAGCCCCCACGCCGCAGGCGATATGGCATGTTATCGAGGGGGCCTGACACTCCTCCCCCGTACACGACGAAGTGCCCCCGCTCCCCCCATGGAAGGGGAGAACGGGGGCACTCGTAGTTGTGCCTCGGGCCGGCCTTCCACGACAGGGCCGGTCCGGGGTCCTGTCGTCACACTCCAGTTCGGTAATAGTTCTCTACATCCTCCGGCGTCTCTACGGGGGTGCCGCCTAGCGCCACCACCTGATCCCGCAGCCGAAGCGCCCACCGCGAGACAGAGAACAGCAGCGCCTTCACTGACCGCAGTTCAGCGCGGACCTCGGTGAGCTCCTTCTGCATGTCGTCGCGGATCGCCTGGAACGCGGCGAGGTCGGCGGCCCGCTGGTTGGGTTCCGCCTGCGCCTGGGCTGCGGCCTGGGTGGCTTCTGCTGTGGCCTTGGCCGCGGCTTTCGTCGCCCGCGCAGCGAACAGCCCGGCAACGACCATGCCGATGGTGCCGAACGCTGCGACGAGTCCGCCCCAGATGGTCATGGGGATGCGCCTCTCCGGGCGCGCCGCGGCGGTGGGGGCACCGAGTACTCGGGCACCGTGGCCGCCCACAGGATGACCCCGACGTGCGAGGTGAGGTACCAGATCGCGACGAAGCCGCCGCGTGCGTACTCGCCGGTGATGACGGCGAGGGTGTAGGCCATGGCCCACACGGTGGGGGGGATGAGGGCTGCGATGTATCCGAACCAGTCGCGACCCACGCGCAGGAACGCGCTAGCTGTGGTGATGGCCCCGGCGCCGATCCACAGCCAGGCCCAGGACCGTAGCGAGCACATGTCGGTGAGGAGGTCGAGGCCGGGCGGTGCGGCTGCCGAGACGAGGAAGCCGATACCGAAGCAGGTCTTGCCGGTGCCTAGGATCAACAAGAAGGTGCCGCGGCGGCCCAGGTGAGCGCGTAGCCGCCGGGCCGCGCGGCACACGGTCACACCCCGGGGGCCGTCGAGGCGCTGTTGCGGGCGCCGATGAACTTGGCGATGAGGCCCTTCAGGAGAGAGCCCACCGCGGCAACACCGGCCGCGGCGGCGGTCTCCCAGAAGGTCGCGCTGAACATGTCGCCGGGGCCAGCCGCGATGGCCACGCCGGCGAAGGCGACGACGAACGTGGCGAGGACCCGCTCGACGAGGTCGCGGGCGTAGGTGGCGCCGGTGCGGACGACGGTCTCGACGTCGCCGCGGGAGGGCAGGTTGGAGGTCATGGCAGATCCGTTCTGGGAGAAGGTCACTTCGGGGGGAGTTTGAGTTCCTGGCCGGGGCTGATGGCGTCAGCGTCCGTCAACCCGTTGAGCTTGGCGATCTCGCGGTAGCGGTTGCCGTTTCCGAGCCTGCTGGCGGCGATGGACCAGAGGGTGTCGCCGCGGCCGACGGTGTAGATCGTGACGCCGGGGACTCGCAGGGTCTGGCCGGGCTTGAGCCGGTCCGGGTCGGCGATGTCGTTGAGGTCGACGAGGACAGGCACGGTCGTCTTCCACTGGCGGGCGATGGACCACAGGGTGTCGCCGGAGCGCACGGTGTACGTGGTGGTCGACGGGGCCGGCGTGGGCTTCGGCGTCGGGGTGATGGTGCCGGGCTTGATGGCGAGGCGGGCCCGCACGCGGGCGCGCATCCCCTTCATGGTGAAGCCGCGGGGGTCGACCTTGCCGGGCTGCCACTCCAGGTGCCCGATCACGGACTCGGCCTTCCAGCCGTGGTGGCGGCAGAGCGCCGCCGCGGCGCGTTCGATCGCGTCGAGCTGGGCCGCGGGCCACGGGTCCTTGCCGTCGCCCAGGTTCTCGCATTCGAAGCCGTAGAAGTAGCGGTTGCCGTCGGCGGTGGCCTCGTTGTCTGTCGGTAGGTCGGCCTCGGCGATGACGGCCCTGAGCACGTCGTCGTCGCCGGAGCCGGCGTGGTTGGCGCGGCCGTAGCCGACGAGGTGGATGGTGCCGTCCTTGGTGATGACGCCGTGGCACAGCGGCCCGGGCAGGCCGCTGTAGCCGATGCGGCAGATCTCCACGGTGCGGGCCGATCCGGAGGTGACAGTGTGGTGGATCATCACGCCGTTGACAGGGCCCCAGGGCCCCTTGTGGTTGCGGTTGTGGCTGCGCCAGTTGCCGACCTCGATGACCTTGCAGCCTTCGGCTCTGAGCGCGGCGCGGAACTCGGTGGCGGACATGGGTGCGGCCATGAGGCCTCCTCGGGCATGAGAAAAGCCCCGGCGGGGCGGGGCTGCGTGGGGCTGGGCTGGTCAGGGGGTGCCGGCGTCGTAGGGCGACAGGTTCGCCCCGGTGGTGCCGTCAGCGATGGCGGTGGGGTTGCCCTGGTTCAGCACGTCGTTGCCGAACCGGCGGACCCCGGTGACCGACGAGGTGATACCGATGGCGTTGACCGCCTCGTTCCCGCCGTCGCCAGCCTTGCGGTAGGTGTTGTTGGTGATGGTGACCCCGGCGACGTTGGTGGAGACGCGGATACCAAACCCGGTGCCGTCCGTCCGGCCGCACGCACGGACGAAGTTGTCGGCCAGCCGGACCGCGCCGCCGCGCAGCACGTACAGGCCGTTGGTGCCGCACACCGACACATGGTTGCCGCCCACCAGGACGTTGGTGGAGGTGTCCAGGCTGATGCCGTGCACGGTGGAGTTGTCCACCCGGTTGCCGGTGACGGAGCCGTCGTTGGCGTCGAACAGGCTGATCCCGGACCCGGTGCAGCCGTGGACCAGGTTGCCGGTGACGGCGAACTCCTCGCAGAACTGGAGCCGGACGCCGTTCTGCCCGGCCGCGGAGCCGTCGATGGTGTTGCCGGTGACCGCGACGCGGCGGATCCGGCTGCCGCTCTCGCCCTGGAGGATGATCGGGTCGTCGTAGCCGGTGGAGTTGCGGATGACGTTGCCCGCGACCGTGGCCACCTGGGCATCCTGGGTGAAGCCGCCGCGAGCGGCATCGGCGACCCGCAGCCACACCCCGGCGCCGCAGGAGTCGATGGTGTTGTCGGTGACGGCGACCTCGTCCCAGTTGTAGGCGGACACCGCGTACTGCGGGCAGGACTCGAAGTTGTTGCCTGCGATGCGGATGCGGCGGTGCCATACGCCCAGGCTGGCCGCGTGGGAGCCGACCCCGCGGGGCCAGGAGGTGGTGCCCGGAGTGCCGGACGGGCCGACGTAGCAGCCGGTCATCTCGATGTCCCGGCAGGGGGTCAGATCGTAGGGTCCGAAGCCGCCGAAGGCGCCGGAGTTGAGCGCCAGGTCGATCTGCACGGCCTCGCTCAGATCACGTCCGCCGGGGTCGGTGAAGCCGAGGAAGCGGCAGTCGACGATGTGGACGTCGCGGCAGGCGTTGACCTCCACGGCGTGGAAGCCGGGGGTGTCGCGGATCTCCACGCCGCGGATGGTGATGTTCTCCGCGTGGCCCAGGCTGATGCACATGCGGGAGCCGGTCAGGCCGGGCGTGGTGGAGCGCATGTCCCACACACCGCCCTCGATGGTGAGGTTGCCGTGCCCGGTGTAGCCGCCGAAGGTCTGGTCGGCGTCGCCGTTCAGCAGCAGCGTGGCATCGGCGGCGCGCACGAACTTGGCGCCTGGCATCAGCGTCAGCCGGGTGTTGCGGTAGATCCGCAGCGGCAGCGTGGCGAGCCGGTAGGTGCCTGGGGGGACGATGACCCAGCCGCCGCCCGCGGCCGACGCGGCGGACAGGGCGGCCTGGATCGCGGGGGCGTCGTTTGCCGTGCCGTTGCCGGCAGCGCCGTAGATCCGCGGGTTGAAGATCCGCATGCCGGAGAGGGAGATGCCGCCGAGGGCATCGAAGATTCCATTGACGGTGAGGTCCCCCGTGGCGTGGAGGGAGTCGACGGTGGCGCCTCCGGAGACGTCCAGACCAGACTCGACGGTGGCGCCACCCGCGAGCGTGACGGGCGCGGTCACGGTGCCGCCGGTGGCCGTGGACAGCTTGTCGCCGACCTGGTCGAGGGCCTGCTGGGCAACCTCGCGCCCAGCCTCGTACCAGCGAACCGGCCCGTTAGGGCCGTTGTACTCGTACTCGATGGCGGTGACGTCAGCCGCTTTGAAGACGCGGATCGCGCCCGGGGCATTGCTGCCGGTCGGGTTGGTGCGGAGTTCGGAGATGGGGGTGGTGCCGTCCGCCTCGTACAGGGCGGTGACCAGGGCGCCGGTGCCGGCCACGCGGACGAGCACCGGATAGTTCGGGACGACGTTCCCGGCCGAGTCGGTGAGGACCGCCGCGGGGTTGCCGCCGAAGGTGTACAGAGCCACGCGCGCCCCCTCAGTCGGTCCAGTAGTTGCCGGAGATGTTCACCCAGGGCGTGCCCGCAGGGACTTCCTGCGTCCACCACACGAGCGTCCCCGGCGGGCCCCACGAGGAGGACGGGTTGTCCTTGCCGACCATCTCGATCTTTCCGACGCCGACGACGATGTCCCCGGCGAGCGAGCAGGCCGCGGGCCAGGACGCCTGCGTCAGCGGGGCGATGTCGGTGGGCACGGCGCAGATGGCGACGCCGTTGGTGGGGATGTTCGTCTCATCGGTCCGGGCGATCCGGCCTCGCAGGTGGACCTGCCCGTTGACGAGCCGGTACTCCGCCGGGGGGCTGGAGATGGTGTAGCCGGCGGCGGGGATGACCGGCTGCCATGCGCCGCGCGGCTCGTGCACCGTCACCCACACGTCCGGGGACACGCCGGTCTTGACCCACATGGTGCCGTTGGCGGCGACGGCGACGGTGTTGACGGGGGCGTCGGCGAGTTCGGTGTCCCGGTCGGCGGCGTTGGTGACGTGGTGCAGCAGGCGCAGGTCGATGGCGGCGGCGAGAGCGGCCATCTGGCCCGCGCCGGTGGGCGCGTCGCTGCCGTCGGGGACGGGGAGTTGCGCATAGCCGATGGTGGCCAAGATGTCTCCTACGCAGAGAACGAGATGGTGAGCTTGCCGCCGGAGACGGCCATGTAGTCGCGGGGGCCGGTGGCGTAGATGGCCAGGCCCAGGGCGGTGCCGGAGGCGAGCTGGGAGCGCCACGATGCGGGCAGGCTCACGGTGCGGGACGCGCCGACGGAGAGCGACATGATCTCCTCCGGTCCGGCGTCGAGGTCGAGCTGCCCGCCCGGCGGGGAGGCGTGGTTGTGGAGGTACACGTGCAGCGGCCTGCTGGCGTTGACGCCGCTCCCCCGCCGCCGGGTGAACGTCACCTTCATGTCGGCGACGGTCTTGCCGGCGCAGGCGTCGACGATCCGGCTGCCGTAGAACCACGCGCCGCGGCGGTTGCCGCCGCCGGTCCAGTCGCCCTGCATCGGGAAGTCGGCGTAGTCGTCCGGCCTCCCGTTCCGCCAGGACCCGGACGAGGTCGGGGAGATCGTCACGGTCTTCGGGGCCTGCGCAGGCGGAGCGTCCGGGGACGGGTCAACGACCGTGCCAACCTGGGCGTACAGTTCGACCTGTCCGGCCGCGGTCTTCCGCACGAACAGGTTCGTGGCCTGCTGCCAGCCCGATCCGGGCGGCCCGGCGGTGCCCCAGGTGACCGCGCGCACGACTTGGATGTCCTCGGCGATCTCCCGCACCGACGCCTCGCTGGCCTCGCCCGGGTCGGCGCCGACCTTGTACTCCACTACGGGCCGGGCGCCGAGCCGCACCACTACCCAGTCGCCGGCCTTCCGGCCCCGGTAGGCGGTCGAGCACGGCACGTCGGTGAGGAACGTGCCCTGCAGGTTGAGGTTGACCTTGCCGTCCTCGGTGACGTCGACGACCTCGGCCGAGACGCGGGCCGGCCCGTCGCTGCCGGTACGGGCCATCTGCAGGGCGAGGAGTTCCGCGGCGTCCATCACAGCCTCCTCGTCGTGGTGCGCGTCGAGCAGGACATCGACGGGGCGCCGAGCGTGTAGGACAGGGAGTCGATGAGGTGCCGCTCCCAGCGACCGGGCTCCACCTCCACCTCGACCACGTCGCCCGGCTCCAGCGCGGGGTTGCACACCGCGGTCAGTGACAGGCTCGCCTGCATGCCGAGGCTGTCGGCGAGCTTCGCGCGGGCCACGGCCTGGGCCTGCGACATGGAGGTGATCAGGGCGTCGGAGTGGCGGGCCACGCGCAGCCGCACCCAGTGCAGGCCCTCCCGCTGTGCCGCCAGCGGATCCTGGATCGGGTCCGGCCCGGCGTAGGTCAGCGAGTTGGGGTCGTCGTCCCAGGCGTAGGCGGGCCCGACCGCCGCGCTGCCATCCGAGGAGTCGCCGGAGACGGCCCACACGTTCGCGAGGCCCTCGGAGGACTGCTCCTGCTGCGGCTCGACTAGGACCCCGCCGGGGCCCGCGCCGATCCGCCACACCACCGGGTCGCTCAGGGTGGGGACGGGGCCGACGGTGATGATGCCGCGGGCGTCTGCCCAGATCTCTCCCGCCAGGGCCTGGGCGATGCCGGTGCCCTGTCCGGTGGAGTCCGTCCCGGCGGACAGCACGCTCCAGCGGTCCTCCTCTGCGAGGATCTGCGGCACGAGCGTGTCGGGGTCGACGCCAGCGCGCCAGGCGACCGAGGCTCCGGGCAGAGCCTCCGTGACCAGCGTCTCGATCAGGTCCTTGGCTTTGCCGGGGCCGATCCGGCGGGGCGCCGGGAAGCCCGCGGCGCGGAGTTCGTCTTCGATGCCGTTGAGCTCGACCTCGATGCCGGTGCGGCTGGCGCGGGGCCGGTCGATGGTGTACCGGCCGGCCGGGAACCACACCGGCGAGGACCTCGGGAGCTGGATGCCCTGCCAGAGGCGGACGTTGGTGGAGATGGGGTTGATGCCGTCCCGGCCCAGCGTCACGCCGGTCAGGGTCGCGGACCCGGTGTAGCGGGCCTCCGCGGCGCGGGAGGCGGTGATCTGCGCGCTGCCCGCAGCCAGCCCGCACTCGGTCCACGACAGCCCGCCGTCGTTGCTCCACTCCGCCCGGTAGGGGCGGCCGACGGCCTGCGGCAGCGCCGCCAGCACCTGCGCGCTGATGCGCAGCACCTCAGATCGCTCCGTTCACCGCGGCCGACGCCCACGACGGATAAGAGGCGGCGAACGCATCCCAGGTGGCGAACTGCTCGCCGACCGCATCCCACGACCAGCCCGGCACCCGCAGCGGCTGCCCGGCGGTGTCCGGCCGGGCCACCTCGGTCACCTGCGCGGTGAACGTCCGCGGCTGGTCCGGGGTGGACACCGTCGACTCCTGCGGGTTGCCGAACAGCACATAGAGGTCGGGCCGGTGGTAGCCGGGCAGGGTCTGGATCAGCCGCACCCCCGGCGTGGTCAGCAGCTCCCGCAGCGCCTCGATCTGGGCGCCCTCGGCGTCGATGGTGATGTCGCTGGTGCTGGCGGAGTAAACGTCCTGGCTGGTGGAGGGGTAGCGGGAGCCCTGCACCTGCGCGGACTCGATGCGGGACTCCCACTGCAGTGTCGGCCACGACAGCACCGTCACCCTGGCCGAGAGGCTGGGGTCGTCGATGCTCTTGATCCACACGTCCGCCGGAGGTGTCGGCGCGGGGACCGTGACCGCCACGGACGAGGACGGGCCCTCCGTCCCGTCGGCGTAGATCGCGGTCGCGGTGTAGGCGACGCCGACCCCGAGCGGCGCCTCATGGTCGTAGGCCGACCCGACGCCGCCCACGGCCCACGCCGTGTCCCCGGAGCGGACCGGCACCGGGGACACGGCGCCCGGGTCCTGGCGGACGATCCGCACCCGCAGCACGTCCGCCGCGTCCGGCAGCGGGGTGCCGGCCGTGTAGTCCACGGCCAGCACCACCCCCGCGTGCGCCTCGTCCACCGCGGCGGTCAGCCAGCCGTCCGGGCTGACCACCGTCTCCGGAGGCGACACCTCCGGCGCCGACAGGTCCACGATCATCGGCATGGGGGGTGCCTCCTCTACTTCACTCCGGCCTGCAGGCGGCGACGAGCACGCGCGAATCCGGCCTGGACACGGCCTTCGGCGAGCGACTCGACGTAGGCGTCGAACTCGCGGTCGCCGATCCGCAGTGCCAGTCGGTCGCCCGGCTGGAGGCCGCCGCCGCGCTGCGCCGCTTCCTCCATCACGCGCCACTGCGGCGCGGTGAGCACAGCCTCGGGCCGGCCGGTGGCGTTGACGGCGAGCGTCGCGCCCGGCATGAGCCAGCCCCCGGAGTCGTAGCCCGCGGGCGGCCGGTTGGCGTTGGCCTGTTGGACGCGGGTGATGTTGCCGTAGCGCGCCACGATGTACCGGATCGACGCGGCCACGTTCCCGACCGGGTCGAGGATGCCCCTGCTCCGCAGCGACCGCGGCACGTAGGCGGCCCAGGTCGGCGGGATCGTCTGTGCGAGGCCCTGCGACGGGATCCCGTTGCGGGCGTTGATGTCCCACCGGTTGATGGCGCGCGGGTTCCACCCCGACTCGCGGGTGATCAGCGTGTTCATCCCGGCGAGCCACTGCGCGAGCGTGCCGGGCGGCGGCACCCCGGCTGCGGCGAGCGCCTGCATGATGATGGAACGCCGCCGCCCAGACGGGATTACCCCGCCGATGTCGCCGCCTCCGCCACCGCCGTCGCTGAACCAGCCTGTCACCAGCTTCTTCAGGCCGCCGATGGCCAGCCTCGGCAGGCCGGCGACCATACGGCCCCAGCCTCCCGTGAGAGATGTCAGCTTGCCCGTGATCGGGCCCAGCAACTTCTCGAACGCCTTCTTCGGATCGGCGAAGAAGGTCTTCACGCCGCCCACCAAGTCGCCGATGATGCCGCCGCCGGCGAGGAGCTGTGCCCCGGCGGCCTGGTGCAAGGCCAGCGCCCGCTTGCGGTACTTCGGATCGGTGGGGATCACGTACTCCGGGTGCCGCGGGTTGCCCTCGCCGACGATCGCGGTCGGCCGGTTGAACACCCCGGGCCGCACCGGCATCGGCCCACCGGAGGCCAGCATCGGCAGCGCCTTCAGCTTGGGTAGGCCCGGAATCCAGTCGCCGATCTTCTTCCAAATGCCGACGATGCCTTCGTTCCACACCACCCGGATCACCCAGTTGACGGGCTTCTTTGTCAGTTCCTTGATCTTGTTCCAGGCGGTGCCGATGGCGTCCTTGACCTTCCCGAACGCATCTCCAACCGCTCGCACCCCGCGCTTGAGGGCGTCGAAGGCGGGCTTGATGACCCCGTTCCACGCGCCCGTGATGGCGCTCTTGATGCTGTTCCACACCGGGCGGACTGCGTTGGTGTAGAGCCACTTGAAGGCGCTGCCGACGAGCCCGAGACCGGTCTTGACCAGGTTGAAGTAGACCTTGACGCCCGACCACCAGAGCTTGGCCCCGGCGACGATGAAGTTCCATACCGGCTTGATGGCCTTCTCCCACAGCCAGGTGGCTGCTGCTCCGACCGCGCGGAAGGCGGCTTTGACCAGGTTGAAGTAGATCTTCACCCCGGCCCACCACAGCTTGAAGCCCGCCACGATCCAGCCGATGACCGGAGAGATCGCGTTCTCCCACAGCCAGGTGAAGGTGGCGGCCAGCACCTTGACGCCGAGGATCATCGGGCCGAACACCACGATGGCGGCGATCACGCCGACGACCTTCAGGGCGGTGCCGATGAAGCTCAGGACCGGCTGGATCTTCTGCCACATCGACACTACGGCGTCCGACACCCAGCGCCATCCGGCGACCAGGCCGTCGATGACGGGCTTGAGGATGTTGTTCCAGGCCCAGGACGCGGCCTTCTGGATGCCCTCCCAGGCGCCCATCACGATGTTGCGGAACGTCTCGGACTTCTTCCAGGCGATGACCAGGGCCGCCCCGAGGGCGACCACAGCGATCGCGATGAGCACGAACGGGTTCAGCGCCATCACCGCGTTCAGTACCGCCTGCGCGGCAGCGAAGCCGGACGTGACCGCGGTGCCGGTCAGGATCGCCGCCCGGTACACGGCGAACACCGCCGTGACCAGACCGGTGGCGATGGCCTGCGCGTTCAACGCCAGGGTCACGCCACCGATCAGGATGGCCAGCGGCGCCAGCCAGATGCCCCACTCACGGAACCAGTTCACGATCCCGGAGGCGGCATCGGCAGCGGCGATGATCGCGGGAACGAGGTTGTCGTTCGTCCAGCGGGCCACGTCCATGATGACCGGCAGCACCTCGTTGCCGATGACGGTCACGAAGCCCTGCTTCAGCGTCCGGACGAACACCTCGATCTCGTGCATAGGGCCGGAGTGCAGGGTGTCGCCGAGCCTCTTCGCCGAGCCGGACACGTCGTCGAAGACGCGGGTCGCCTTGCCCGGGTCCAGCGCGAACAGTGCGGCACCCAAGTCCTCAGCCTGGGTGCCGAACAGGCCGACCGCGGCGGCCTCCCGTGCGACCGGGTCCTCCATCTCGCGCAACTTGTCCAGCACGGT